ATACTCTCTTGATAAAGATGTTCTTGAGGCAGCCCGGGAAAGAGTTATTTATACGTTCGATAATTTCGAATCAATATACCTTAGCTTTAGTGCCGGGAAAGATAGCAGCGTAATGTTTCATCTTGCTATGGAAGAGGCTATAAAAAGAAACCGGATCGTTGGTATATTATTAATCGATCTTGAGGCGCAATACACAACAACCATTAATCATGCCGTCGAAATGTTTGAATTATACAAGGATAATATAGAGGTTTATTGGGTGTGCCTTCCCATATCATTGAGAAATGCGGTAAGCAACTATAACCCGAAATGGACGGCATGGGGAAAAGGCTTTGAAGATGTCTGGGTCAGAGAAAAACCGAAACACGCCGGTGTTATTTCTGACTCTGATTTCTTCCCATTTTTTTATGATGATATGGAATTTGAAGAGTTTATAATTTTGTTTGGAGATTGGTATGGAAAAGGAAAGGAAACGGCTTGCATGGTTGGTATTAGATGCGATGAAAGTTTAAACCGGTTTCGCACAATTGCCTCAAAAACGAAAGAAACCCATAATAGCCAAAGGTTTACCACAAAGGTTATTGATGATCTTTATAATATTTATCCTATTTATGACTGGAAAACAGCAGATATTTGGCATTTTCATTCTGTTTATCCATACAGCCCACATAATACTATTTATGATCAAATGCACAAAGCAGGGGTTAAGCCCTCTCAAATGAGGTTATGCCAACCATATGGCGATGATCAAAGGCGTGGCCTGTGGCTTTACCATCTACTTGAGCCTGATACTTGGTATAGATTAATTGCCAGAGTGAACGGTGTGAATGGGGGGGCCTTGTATATTCAAGAAAATGGCAATGTAACCGGATACAATAAAATTTATAAGCCAGAAAACCATACCTGGAAAAGCTTTTGCAAATTATTATTAAGGACAATGCCCAAAAAAACCAGGGATCATTATCTTGAAAGATTTTTGAAATTCATATCAGGATGGAAAAGGCGTGGTTATGATAAGATTCCAGACGAAGCACCACTGGAGCTTGAAAATAAATATTGGGCTCCGTCATGGCGTAGGTTGTGTAAGGTTTTATTAAGAAATGATTACTGGTGCAAGGGATTGGGAATGACCCAGCCAAAAAGCGAAGCCTATGGAAAATACCTTGGAATAAAAAAGGAGCGAAAAAAGAAAATGCTTGATAAAAACCTTGAACTGATAAAGGCCGCCTCAAAATCTTTTGAATATATTGTTTGTAATACCAAAAAAGAAGCCCAGGACCTTTTAGAATTAGCTGATAAAAATGGATTTGTTATCCTTCCTCCAAAACCACTTGATATAAACCAAGGAGATTTGTTTTGACTGAGAAAAAAAAAGATGTTTTACAATACATTGAAAACCCAATACCCAAAGTTTTCAATGTAGATTTTGACGGAACTTTGACAACCGGCGAATACACTTCTGATCCGGGGCTCAATGAAATAATGATTGAAAAACTTAAAAAAAGATACATGAACGGCCACACCATCATTATTTGGACAGCAAGGCAATGGGATCAAGCGCCCTTTGTTGTGTCGTGGTTAATTAAGCATTCTATACCGTTTCATGGCGTAATGATGGGTAAAGGTGGCAGTAATCATTATGTTGATGATAAAATGATGAAATTTGAAGATTTTTAGAATTTTGTTAACCGAATATCTGGAATATCAAGAGATTAAAAAAGGAGAAAAACAATGCCTACTGGATACACAGCAAAAATAAAAGATGGGATCAGTTTTAGAGAATTCGCATTGGATTGTTCAAGAGCTTTTGGCGCATTGATTATGATGAGAGACGAACCGATGGATGCCGAAATCCCACAGAAGTTTGAACCAAGCGACTACGATGCAAAGAACATTGTTAAATATGAGCTTGAGATTAAAAAAGTAAATGACATGTCTGACACAGAAATCAAAAAAGAGAATGATTCAGAATATTCCAACCGGGTTAAGCGGAACAAAGAACAACTTGCAGAAATGCTTGATCAGAGAGAAAAATATTCAAACATGCTCGAACATGTCAGGGCATGGGAATCACCATCCAATGATCATGACGAATATAAGAAGTTCATGGATGATCAAATTTGCCAGAGCATTGAATTTGATTGCAACACTGACTACGTTACGCCCCCTATCAAGGTGGATGACGAAACTTGGAAAGATAATAAGATCATGTTTTTGATTGGTGCCATCAAAAGGGCAAAGAAGGGGAACAAGGAAGAGATTGAAAGGGCCAAAAACAGAACAGAGTGGGTACAGAAATTGTTTTCAGCTCTTCCGGAATAACAAATAACAACCTTTTGGACATATCAAGGATGGATATCATGGATCTTAAAGAATACAAAGAAAAACTAATAGCACTAAACAGTAAACACTCGAAAGATGTCGGTGAATTACATGCAGATTTTGCGCTCTCAAATTCACCATTCTCGATAGGTGATTTTTTTACTGATCAGATTGGATCAATCAAAGTTAACAAAATAAGAGCGGCCATGGGCTTCGGATCAGTCCCAGAATGTATCTATTCAGGATATTGCTATACGAAATCCGGTAGACCATTCAAAAGTGGGGAGTACCGTGACGCATGGCAATCTAATTCACGATAACACTATATTTATTATAATAAGGATTCAGAATGGCAAAAGAATTAGAAGGGCTTGTTGACGATTTGAAAGAAAAGGGCGGGGCACTCGTTTCCTCAAGTGAGCTTACAGAAACAGAGATTGCGATTGCTGATAGCGAAGGGCGTTTTGGTGTCTCTCATACCGGACTTGGTTTTGTTTGGGTTGATGCGAGGGACTTTTATTTATTCAAATCACCACGGCTATAACATTGTACTTATAAGAATGTGGAGGCAACATGTTAAATCTGTATGAACTGGCTCAAGTGATTAATGAGCCGCTTAAAATTAAAGTAGGTGCAGACTCGTTTAGTATTCAATTTGAAAAGTCAGAGGTAAAGGAATGTAAACAATCGTGTTTGGCTTCTTCTCCTTGGGGATACGGTAAAACAATCGACCTGGCCGCAGACGATTACTTCAAAATAATAAACGGCCATTGGCTTGTCTTTGACGGAATGGGCAAAAAAAGAAGAGAATTTTCTACCGAAATAGCCCAAAAAATCACCATATAGATAATATCAAGAGATACTTTTTTTATTTAAAAAAACACTTGACACTGTGTTTAGTTGTGTTAATATCAAACCATGATTAAGACAAACACACATGAATCAAGGGGAAACGAGATGACAAACCTAAAAGAAGCCATAGCCAAAGTTGCAGAAGAAGATAACCAGACAGAGATAGAAATAATATCATTGCTTCAGTCACAAGCTGCAAGAACAGGAGACGAAAAACTCCTTAAAGAACTTTGTGCAATCAAAATGGAAATAATTGAAGCTGAGTTCTTTTAATAAATAAAAAGCCCGGTGAAAACCCGGGCAAAGGATTAAACCATGAAAGACGAATCAAAAACATTTTCTATCAGGGCAAAACAAAGTCTTTTGGATTGGATTGATGAACAATGCGAAAAAGAAAGACGGTCACGAAATAATTATATTGAGGGCGTTCTTTTGGATCATAAAAAAAAGGCTGAGAAAAAATGAAACTATCAGAATTTAACAAAGAGTTTGCAAAGTACAGCGCCGGGGCCCATGCTCCAAATACCCAGGTCGCCAACGAGCTGGCCCTGCGGTTATTCTGTGAGTTCTGCCATGATTCAGAGATTGAGGATGTCACCACCCTTGAATGCGATCAATTCGTTTCTCACAGCAAAGCCAGGGGCCTTAAATCTTCAACAGTCAACAATTATTACCGGCATATCAAGGCGGCATTCAATAAGGCCGTAATCTGGAAATTCATCGAGACAAGCCCATGGGATAAAATTAAACCACTCCGAGTAGAAAAGAAACCGCCAATGTTTTTGACCAGGCCCCAGATCCAAAAGTTCTTACCCGGGATAAAAGACCCTTACATGAAAAATCTTATCACGGCATATCTTGCCACCGGGCGGAGGCGGGGGGAGCTTCTTGCCCTGGATTGGAAAGATATAAATTTTGAGGACCACACTTACCGGGTAACCAGCGTGAAGGGCCATAAAGAAATGGATCTTCCCATGAATGGTCTTTTTGAATCAATCCTCCAAAGCCTGGGACCCAAATCTTCAGGGAAAATTTTCCCAAAGTATTTACCGGATACCGTAACCCACAAGGTCAAGGACGAACTCCGGCTGGCTGGCCTGGGTGATTACCATTTGCACCACACAAGACATTCATTCGCTTCCCTGTATTTGATGAACGATGGGGATCTGCGATCGCTCATGGAATTACTGACCCACTCCCAAATCAATACCACGATGATCTATTCACACTTGACACCGGAACACTTGAAAAAGGAAGTGGACAAGGTAAATTTTTAATCCTTACTATGGATCGAACAATGACAAGGAGACTATGAAAATATTAATTGCCTGTGAATACTCCGGCCGGGTCCGGGACGCGTTCACAAAAAAAGGCCATGAAGTTATGTCCTGCGATATCCTTCCAACGGAATCCGCCGGCGCTCATTATCAAGGTGACGTTTTTGATATCATAGATGATGGATGGGATATGATGATTGCCCATCCACCGTGTACTTATTTGACCAGAGCTGGGGCAAGGTGGTGGAAATATAGAGTTAACGAACAGAATGACGCTCTTGAATTTGTAAACCAACTTTTGTCTTCAAATATAAAAATGATCGCTCTTGAAAATCCACCTGGTGCAATTGGAACGAATATAAGGAAAGCAGATCAATACATCCAGCCTTGGTGGTTTGGGCATACTGAAACTAAAATGACAGGCCTATGGTTGAAAAATCTTCCAAAATTAATAAAAACAAATGATGTAAAAAAAGAAATGGATTTGCTCCCGGCCAAAGAAAAAAACAAATGCCATTATGCAGCCCCTGGCCCAGACAGGTGGAAAATCAGAAGCACAACACTCCCGGGAATAGCCAAGGCAATGGCCGATCAATGGGGATAACATACTATGAACACGAAGGAGAGAACCGTGTATAAACCATGCTCATTTGACCGAAAAGAATACCTGTCAAATTCAAAATATTTTGACGGCGAGATATTTGATAATTTAGAAGCTGATCCAGAACTCGATGAGTTTAATCATGATATCAATTCCATAGCAGCAGAACTTTCCCATACCCGGTATGCCCTGGCAAAAGCTGAAAGAGAATTGAAGGCCAAGGATAATCATACAAACTTAATTGGTGTCATCGGGTCCGGCATTGCCCCAATGCTTGAAAGAATGGTTGATTTTGATATGCCGGTTTTGGTTGTTGGCGGTGTCGATCATGTTGAATTAAAAGAATACGCCGAAATGATAAAACCGATGGTATTTGAACTCCCAGAAAGGCCCGCCTATACCAAAACCCAGAAAGACAATAACCCTGAAAGGTGTGGATACTCCACAAAACGGAAATAACCGATTATCAACAGGAGCATGATATGAAAATAAAAGTTGAAGTAAAAAATGATATTCTTGGGGATTCAGTTTTTTGGCAAGGGGATTGTAAAGACATCGAAGAAATCAAAAATATCCCCGCACAAATATTGGCTTATGAAGTGTGTCAGGATGGCAAAACTGGACAAATAGGGATGTGGGTTGTCTCTAAATCAACTGAGGAATAGAACAGAGGATTAAATATGAGCTTATTGGATGAACTGGAAAGTGGGCCTTGGCCTACATTTATTAGAGATTTGAAAACGTATGTTGGGGACCCTCCATTCAATAGAATTTTAGACGGGATGAAAGAGCGTCAAGATATTATAAATCTTTTCCATTGGGATTGCCCCCTTTTCGGAAATATTAACGACTATGAAGATATTGAATGTTTTGAATGCAGTGAATTTGACAGAAGATTAATGGAGGGATTATGAATAATATAATAGACCGTTTAAAGTTAAGCACAAGATGGCAACCGGTAGAAGTTAAATATCCTCCAAGGGATAAAGACGATTTTTATGGGGATAGATTTTCCGTTCCTGTACTTGTCGGAAATGATAATACCTGCCAGGTGGCACAGATAGCATATATCTGGGATTACAACCGAGAAGGGTGGTTATATTCGAACATGTCAGAAGGCGATGACCCATGTGAGTATGAAGTTCAACATGTGTCTCATTGGGCGTTGTGGCCTAAGTGCAATTTGGTTTGTATGGATGCCAATATCAAACAATAACTACTGATCTAATGTAGGGCCGATAAGGAGAACGGATGAAAATAGCAAGAGTATTTCCAAGAAAAACAACGATGTCACCTGATGATGACCTGGCCTTTTTTGGCCCACCTCCTAAAGGGATCCAGGTTGATGAAGTTCATATCAGTGTTACATTCACTTATGATAGAGAGCTTGCCGGTGACCTATACATGGACTGGAAAAAGGTGTGCCCAAACGTTAAACTTGGCGGACCTGCAATCGGGGATCCTGGTGGTGATTTTGTTCCTGGGATGTATGTAAAAAAAGGTGGCATAATGACTTCCAGGGGATGCCCAAACGATTGCTGGTTTTGCTCAGTCCCTAAACGAGAAGGTGGGATCCGGGAATTGCCTATTACAGAAGGGCACAACCTTTTAGATTCCAATATCCTTGCCTGTTCTGACTATCACATTGAAAAAGTGTTCAAAATGATGAAAAAACAGGCCAAAGGAGCGCAACTATCAGGGGGCCTGGAGGCTAAAATTTTGACAAACAACCATGTCTCTTTGCTGTGGGATCTGCGCCCGGACCAGATGTTTTTTGCATATGATGAACCTGCCGACTTGGATCCGCTTATTGAAGCCGGTAAAAAATTGAGGTATGCCGATTTTACCAGATGGCATTTACGATGCTATGTATTGATAGGAACACCCAATGACACGATTGAGGAAGCACAAAAAAGGCTCCTGCAAACATGGGAGGCAGGGTTCATGCCCATGGCTATGCTTTGGAAAAATAAAGCTGGCGATGAGGATCCAGAGTGGAGAAAATTTCAACGGCTTTGGGCAAGACCAGTTATCACAAAAAATGTGGTTAAAGAACTGTGGCAAAAATCAATATAACTACTTACAAAGTGGAGTAGGAGATACTATGACTTCGTATGAAATAAAAAAATTAAACACCTGGACCGGAGATAGTTTCAGAAGTTCTTACGATTATATCAAGATTGGTATAACAACCAACACTAAGTTGGTTGAAGCTCTTGGAAAAGTAAGGATGCCAAAAACGGATGAGCATTGGCCTGAGTGCAATATGGAGGGGTGGAATGTTTATGAATGCGTAGAAATTAAACCATTTACATCAAGAGATTTTTCCAAACTGGAAATGATATCAATAAGAGATTAACCACAGACAAAGTGTACAATGAGGAGAATATGAAAAGAAAATGCCCGAAATGTGAAACAGAAGACTTAATGACAGAAAGGCGCATGAACGGAGACACTGGGTGTCTAAGATGCGGATTTAAATCTAAAACATCTGAGTTCGATTCCAAGGATAAAAAAGTAGAAGCCTTGGCAGAATATGCCCATGATGCTTGGGCCGGATGGATGATTTATCTTTTTTCCAAGAGTATTAAAAATCATGACGGGACAATGACCATCCCTGAATGGGCCGTTGAGAGATGGGAAAGGCAATCAGCCACCCCATATAAGTCATTGCCGGAAAGCGAAAAAACATCTGACAGAAGCGAAGCAAGCAAGATACTTGAAAGGTTAATCCACACTACATAATATAAGGAGAGATCATGGGAAAGATTAAATTTAGAGCGTGGTGTACAAGGGACAGAGAGAAAGGCGAAATGGTTTGGTCTTCTCTGTATAGTCCATTTTCAGATGGTGTTTTATCTGGAGCGGATTCAAGCGATATTCTTATGCAATACACCGGCCTAAAAGACGAATCCGGCAAAGATATTTATGAGGGGGATCTTTTAAAAATCAGGTACGAATTGTGTGTTGTGTCCTGGGATGATCTGTGCGGCAGGTGGGTTGCCTTATCTGACAAATACAAAGTTCTCGGTCATAAGTTTAAAAATGGCTATCTCAAAGGTAACATCCATGAAAATCATGAACTATTAACAACTGCCATCTAAAACAATGAGACTAAAGAAACCCGGCATTTTTCAAGAGAAGCCAAACACCCGTGATAGTCACGCCAAAGTTAAGGGCAATCTTTGAGCCCTCTGTGATTATTGCGGTTTTGAATGTTCGAGCCGTATCATTCTTTTCAATTCTACATTTCTGACTATTTTCGAATGTGGAATGAATGCACCGAAGATCTTTAGGTTCTGTAAAATCTTTCCCGGTCATGGCCATGCCAAGGTGTTTTGTATTCTCCCAATAAACTTCATTTACAGCTTCTCGGAAGTAAGTCTGCGGGACGTCACGCATCATTGCCTGGAGTTCGTCAACCGTAAGGGATGTGACCGACCTATTGTCCATCTTTCCACCTCAATAATTTTATGCCATATCGGCATGGGAGAAGCTCATGCCACTCAGGGGTGAGCGGTAAAATCTTGCGAATTACATAGACACAACGGACGCGGAATATGCCAGCTTTGGAACCTACGAGCGCCTTGAGTTGTGGGATTAAAAAGCTGGCTGGGACACCGGCATCTATCGCGACAAAACCACGGTTAATAACGTGTGGATCTACTTCCCTGACTTGATATGTTGGTTTTCCCCATTTGAATCCATAGAGCTTCCCCCCGGCATAGATGCTTATTGAACCAACTGCCAGGCCCACAAGAGATTGAATCATTGACCTGGAATTTTGGGGGCGCCATAGGCAAACGAAAACATTCTTTTTATTTACCGGGTCAGACGATAGGTTGTATCTACGCTCTATTACATATGTTTTCCAATACATCCACCCGAAAAATATAGGCTTGTAAAGCAGCCATGCTATCCCAGGGATAATGCCGTGTCGGAAAGGTTCTGATTTTGGTATTGTTATCCCCCAATTTTGTTCAAGGAATGGTAGAGAATATTGAGGTTCCCACTTAAGACATAAATTAAATAAAATTGATGACAAAACCCAAATTAATGGGAACATCCATCGAGTTTTAGTATATATTTTTGAATATGGGATTGATGAATAATGAATCCACAAAATGTAAAGTATTATAGCATAAAGAGAGACTTGGTTGACATACATACAACGCTGATAATTAGTGGCAAGCAAAAAAGAACTGCCCATACAGAAAGCAAAAAGCATAAATGCTGGGGCAGTTCTTAATATCTTCATAGCTTTAATCTATGCGCCACACTTAACATTCGGGGCAAGCGCCAGAAGTTCTGATAGCCGCTTTAGGTCATCTTCATGTTTTGGACAGGCCTTAAAAGCTTCATCAATAATATTGGCAGCGTCTTCAAAAGCGTCTGTTTTCCCAATACCGTCCGCAGCACAACTCACAGCTTTAATAGCGTCAAGCCCATCGTTAAGAGCTTCCAGTGTCTTTGGACAATCTGACCCAATATCTTTAATGAGCCCTTCTATCTCGGAAAAATCGAATGACATAAATAAATCTCCTTAAAAAAATATAAATAATTATGTAAAAAAACTAATCTAACACAAAATTATTCATAACCCTTTTCGTATTCTTTTTCAAGGAAATTATTATAGTACGCCATCCCGCCCGGGTCAGAAGCCAGGACGGATATCTCATTTACGATGCCCTGAACCTCATTAAACTCTTTTTGAAGCTTATTTCTGACCATAACCATGTACTGTTTTGTGATCTCTGAACCACGATCATTTGCCATCGATATCATAACGTCAAGCTTGTCAAGAACTGCTTTCTCAAGCTTAACAAGAGTTTGCAGCATAGCAGGGTTTGCAGCGCCATGGACAGGGGCAGGTACGGCAGAATATATAACCCCTTTGCCATTAAATTTTTGAATGTAGTCTGCAATACTTCCCGACATTTGATACCGTTCCATCTTTTCAGCCCGTAGAAAATCGGCAATACCTTTGTCATTGGTTGCCAAAAAATCCCGCATACAGGCCTTGTATTGGCCGGCCAATATTATCAGGCTGTTCATTAATTTATTTAAATCTTTAATACATTCAGGGCTCATTGTTACATTCTCCCCATTTTCCGTTGCTCTGTTAATTTGGTTACGAAGTCAGAAACAACACGGGATTGAACAAAGACTTTTTTGCCACATTCCGGGTTTATGCAAACAGCTATTTGTTCCGGGCACGTGTCATTGTTTACTAATATTGAATCAATGTTGCAATTAGGGCATCTAAAAATAAAGCCCTCCCATGTGCCCATCCTTTTGGGTGTCAAAAAAGAATCTGTCACGGTTGAAACAACAGTTTCACCAAAGGTTTTTGTTTCTTGAACTTCCGGCTGTGAATGGATGGGGCATGGAGAAGTTCTAAACTCATTTCCACCATTGCAACCTTCAACAGATCCATCGCATAATGTTCCTTGCGTGTCTTCAAATACTTCAGCTTCTTCTGACATTGCATTATCCTTTTTTTTAAAATGGCCCCCAAAATTCAGGGGGCCAAATATTATTCAAGGTATTGTTCGTATTCAGGCTCAAGTTCAAGCTTTTCATCGTCAATTTTGCATTGACCAAGATAATCACCTGGATGATTAGTAAGATGGGCTTGAATAGCTGAAGGAGGCAACCACAAAGTGTTTCCGTTGTGACATAATGGGAGCTTCCCACAATCGCATTCACCCGGTTCTCCCTGGGGTCCCTGGGGGCCTTCTGGACCAGTTTCGCCAGGATCGCCTTTTGGGCCTTTCATTCCTTTCGGACCTGGAATACCCTGTTCGCCCTGTTCGCCTTGCGGGCCTTCTGGACCTTGTGGCCCCTCCGGCCCGGGTGGACCAGGGGGACAAATACAAGGTTGGCATTTTCTCATACAATTCATGAGATCAGGAAGGGCAAGGAGTAACACCGCCACCGCATCCACAGCCACAGGTGGAGATGGTTCTGAGATAAATATTTTCCCGTTCTGCTCTGTCCAGATCACGGGTAATACCTTCTTTGCTCAGTGCTTCCATTTTAGACAGGAGCATTGATGTGTTCTGACAGTTTTCAAGCTTCAATGCACAGCAACACTCAGCGGCTATTCTGGCGTTTGCATTCATTTCAGCCTGAAGAGCCAGCAACCGGTCATTGGTCCGTATTTCACAGCGGAACTGGCCGTCTTTAATATTGTTGAATTCAGCCTGCCTGGTGGCATTTACGAAAGAATCCCGGATAGAATCCAGGCCAAGGCCCAGGACATCCCTGGTACAATCGGCTTGATTTTCCCCAGCCTGGCGGTTGAACTGTAGGCCATGCTGAATGGTTGATTCATTGGCATATTGGCCCTGATTGTATCCACGACCCCATCCACCGCCTCTAACATTGTCATACATTGCGTTCGCTACATAGCCATCAGTTGTAATCCCATTGTCCATTTTTAGACTCCTTGTCTATGCGATGGAGCAATAAAAAAAGGCCCCACCAAGTAAATAAATACTCGATGCGGCCTCGTGGCGTGATCGAAAGAAATTAGGGTTACAATTTAACTTGTGTGCCTATATTGGATTAAATATAAGTTTTATATATTGAATCGTCAAGAATTTTTTATTTTTTTTATCGGTGCTCTTATGGCTTTTAACCCTCGGATAGCTGCTACATTTGCCTCTTCACCCGACTCTGCTTTCTCTGTCTCAATAATAGCAGTCCCTAACCCACGGTCAAGAGCATCTATGAGCATGGAAACCGTATTCTCAAGAGCATCAATCCTTTCTGTTTCATCACTCAATTGTCATGTCCCCTTTAATTATTCAGCTTTAATAATTCGAAAAATTTGACCGCTGCAAATTCATCATATTGGGGATAAGATCTTTTTCCATCCACAACAAACCAAATCAAAGCAGTTTTCCGGGAATGGCCCTGGCCCAATGGCCTTATATCTGTGTGTATGCGGGTGTTGTGTGTGTCATGGAAGCCTTTGCCGTCAAAATAGAACCCTATACCACCCCAAAGGTTTGAACAGGTTAAATCAAAGAAAATGCGTGTCAGAGATAAATCTTTACCAGGGAACCAATCATCGGCGGTTGATTTTTTTGAATCGTCTGCATAGTGGCAGGATGTTTCTGACCCGTATTTATATCTTGCCAACGATCCAGAGACCGGTGATGGTCTCATGGTCACGCCTAAAATATTTCTCTGGTCCTGCATGGCAAAAAATAGCCTTGGATCAGTGTGTTCTATTTCACCAATAGGGTATTCATTCTCTGAGAAGTTTGGCAAATTGATACCATTTATTATCATAACGATGTCATCATTTTAAATATTGAAATACCAAACCTACTCCAAGTCTGCTCTATCGCTATCGCTTCAAGCCTGCAAAAATGTCCAAGTATGTCACCCTTTTCCCTGTTTGTCAGTGGTTCTTTTTTTGCAGCAAGCCAATCCAAGTCTGCCATGATAGTTGTTGCCTCTGGAGTAACCACATGTTCATAACTTGCACCCATTAGAGTCTCTATAATACCATGGGTAAAATCCCACGCCTTTATCAACTCTGGCGCGCTAACTTCTCCCTTCGCTGCTGCAGCCTGGAAAGACTCACCTATCTTTATGCCCATATCTGTGGCAACTGGTACAGTGGCACAGCTTGAAACTAAACATGAAATTATGATTGCTAAAATAAATAGTTTTCTCATGGTTTCACCTTTGATTTTTTAATATCTTTTAGTCCTTCATTCTCCTTATTCAATTCATCGATCATTTTTGCCTGCTGCTCATTCTGTTGAGTTAATAATTGCACTTGTTCTTGGCACAATCCTAATTCAAAATCTGTTTTCCCGTGTCTTGCAAATAATTTTTCAACTTGAATTCCCTGATTCATGTTTACCCGTTCCTTTTGTCTAAGGTTTCATCAAACTTATTATTATTTATTCTATCCTGTACTGACTTTAAATCTGCAAGTTCTGTCTCTAACTTATGTATTCTATCGGTAATAATTGTTTGGTCGATATATTGATCAAACATTTGCTTTTCTCCTGTTTGCTGATTATATTCCTCCCTTTCTATCCTATATTCAATTTTGTCTTCTTTAGTGATTGTCTTTTTAATCTTATCAAATTTGTACTTACGCATTTTCAAGCACCTCCACTCTTTCGATGACTTCACCAAAGCACTCTATCATGATTTGGACAAAGTCTCGCGTTTTTGTTTTATATTCATATATACCGGTCAGCCCAAATTCATCCTCCTGGTCAACCCTGTATCTCAATTCATCGTGCAAATCCTCTGGATCATGGCTCTTATACGCAGCCACAAGAGAATTAAATATGTCCCATTTATCGTGCGCGTCAGTGTCAATTGATAAAGACTGATTTTCGTACAAGGTACCTTTTAGGTATAAATCACCGCCCGTTCTAAACTCGGCAGCCACTACAGTTGACGTTTGAAATATTTGAAATTTTGAATTCGTGCCACCAGCCCACCAATCGTCGTCGGTAACCATCCAATTTATATACCCATAATTCCATGGTATAGATTGACTTCCAAGCGTCTTGCCAGTAACGCTGGCTGTCAAATTATCATGCACAGTTATGGTAGTAGAATTTGGATTGCTGAGTTGTTGGCAATACACGTAATCAATGGCATATGTTGCGGACCCAAAATCAAGGGATCCGTCACCAGATGGCGCTAAGTCTTTAGCAAATGAAATAGTGGATGAGGTACTTGTAAGAACAGTGTCTACATACAGGGAATCGATATAAGCATTAGCCCAATGGTCATATGATGTCCCGAGGGTAGCTGATGACTTTGTTGGGCCGTACGGCGCTATGGATCCAGTTATCTCTGTATCTCCAGTCATCCAGATATCACCATCAGCGCTCATAAGTATTCTGCCAGAACCACAATCTAACCCAATTTGATCTGAGGCATAGGTCCAGACCTCCTTAAACTCCCCAATATAAAAGTTCTGCGTTGTAGGACTGCTGCCCTCTAACTTTAGATATGATAATCCTGACCCACCATAATATGGCCGAAATGTGAAAGACTTGCTATTGGGAGAGTCTGTAAAAGTTAATAAAGCTGGGTTTGTATTGCCGGTTGTCCCGTTTTTAAGGATGATGTCACCACCGTCTTCAACCGTAATATTGCCGCCGTTTTTAACAGCAACATCTCCACCTGAATTAATATTAATGTACTCCCCGGAACCGACATCTGCCTCTGACAATGTACCCCTGATTGTTACATTGTTTAATTCTGCATTCCCTAAATAATCTATTTGCCATCCATCAGAACCTGCAACATAATTACCACTTTTAAGTAACCCAGGGCTAACTAACGTGATGCTCTGTGCAAATAATTCGCTTACGTTTATAAGCGATGTTGTAAGGCCGCCTGAAGTTATAATAGTTGTGTCTGGGACCGTCCCTATCCATCCATGGGCAGTTTCCCCATCAGTCGCCTTTGCCAAGAGATCTGTACCAGCTGATATGTCGTCTGCATCTCCTGATGTCTCTGATAGAACGATTAATCCGGCAGATATTGCGGTTGTCAAAACCTTGCCATATGTTCCATTTGCTATGTCGTCAAGGTCTCCTGTGCATGCTGATAACAAAACATGACCGGCGGTGATATCAGTTATTAAAACCTTGCCATAAGACCCATCAGAAATATCATCAAGGTCACCAGTGCAAGCAGACAATTTAACATGGCCAGAACTTATATCTGTTGTCAAAACCCTGCTGTAAGAAGTTCCATTCGATACGTCATCAAGATTATCAACTGCCTTTCGAAAATCTGCTCCAGCTACTCCTGCAAAAAAGTTTGTTAACCCCACATCTATGTCATCAGCGTCTCCTGTACATGATGACAACAGGATGTGACCTGCAGAGATGTCGGTCGTTAAAACCTTGCCATAAGCACCATTTGCAATATCGTCTAAATCCCCTGTACAAGAAGCTAACAAAATGTGTCCTGCTGATATGTCTGTTAAAAGAATCCTACCATATGAAGAGCCGTTGGAAACATCATCCAGATCACCATAGGTTCCAGATAGAATAACGATTCCAGAAGCATTTACACTTGTACTGGATACTTTTTTATAACTGGTTCCATTTGAAATATCATCCAGATTATCTAAGGCTTTACGGAAGTCGGCACCAACCGCCCCGGCATAATAGTTTGTCGATCCACTGGATATATCGTCAGCGTCACCGTAACATGCGGATAGTTTGACGTGACCAGAGGTGATATCATTTGTTAAAACCTTACCGTAGGTGCCATTTGCGATGTTATCAATCGTCCCTGTGGCTTGAGAAAGAAGGATTTTGCCAGCGGTTATGCTCGTATTCAAAACCTTGCTATAAGTTGTGCCATCTGTTATATCATCCAAGTCACCCGTGGTCTGAGATAAAACAACCTTGCCGGCAGAAATACTTGTGGTTAAAACCTTACTATATGTTGTCCCGTTATCAATGCTATCAAGAGATCCAGTACACTCGGTAAGCAAAACATGCCCTGCGGTAATGTCTGTGGTTAGGACTTTGCTATAAGTGCCGTTATCAATGTCATCAAGATCACCGTAACAAGCGGATAATTTGATTTGTCCTGACAATATGCTTGTTGTTAAAACCTTGCCATACGTCCCATCAGAGATATCATCCAAATCCCCCGCCCATTCTGACAAATTTATTCCATCCGTGTCTATTTGGGTGGCAGTTACCGAATTTGCTACAATGCGGTTGCCAGCCATTACAGCTTCACCGGCGTTAAAAATCACAAAAGTTGCGCCACCCGTACCGTTCTCTGCCGTCCCCATAAGTAGCTTACCGGTGCCTACGGACAAGGTCGCCGTGGTTGTCATTTGGAGAACAGTCGTGGATATATTGCGATCAAAGTACAGATAATTTTTCCCGCCCATATTGCCAGTGGTTCCAGCAGATATTGTATATTCTGTGCCTGACCAAAACTTTAATGTCCCAGAAGTCCATGCAACCGTATCCGCATCAGTAGCGGAGAATACCCCATCGAAAATCCATCCTGTGTTTTCTATGGCAATGTCCTGGGTGTCCTGATTTATGATGCTGGCGGTGGATGTGGAATAAGGCCAAACAGTAGCAGATGCTATCTCAGTGGCTCCCCTGGAAATGGTGCCGACTATCACATCTGTGGCGGTGTCAGCTGTGAATGCTGCCCATGCTACCCCATTGTCATAATAATATTGGTTAGATTCTCTTTTTACAAATGCCAGGGAATGGGCGGCACTGTCAACCATAAATTTACCAGACTTTGTTGCATCAAAACAAATATACCCGTCGAATTCTTGCGACGTTGAAATCGTTGCCGTGTTCGACCCTTCAATTTTTGGTACATATTCCAGGTCTCCGCCATAAGAAAGTTTTCCGTTTTGGTCTGCTGCTGTTCCTGAATTGTTAAACCCATGAATATATAAATCACCGGCGCTCACAGTATCAAACGATTTTGTATTTATTTTCACCGAGATTAAAGGGGCCGCTGCCGTAAGGACACCCATGCCGGTTAGGCTGTCAATAACTGGCACGATTGTAGACGGAGAAAGAGTATCAAACCCGATAATTCCGTCTTTAAACTCATGCGTTTCTAAGCCAACAGTCGCATCATAATTAATTGTGACTGACCGAACAAGAGTTTTCCTTGTCTCTCCGAATAGATCATCGTCCAGGGTTACCACGACATCAGGACACAGGGCCCAAAAAGCTGCATCTGGCATCAAGGTGACTGTATTTACACCCGCTTTATTTTGTTTCCTGTTGAAAAAAAGAACCCCACATTTTTGAGCTATCACAGAATCATGGAGATATGGAAAGCTTAGAGTCGTAGATTCTGGGTTTATCACATCATCACTATCGGTTTGATCAGGACTTGACCAGACAAGCGTTTTTGTCGGTCGATCTTGCGGGGTGTCTAAATCATTTATATATTCAACATACCCACCATCCGACAGAACTGGCCATACTGGTCTATAAGAGTACTTTGGTTCCGGTGCCCCATCGCCTGTTTTTGTGGCATAGACATCTGCACCAATGATCGTGGCTTGACTTACTACTGACCTTGGATGCAACTCAATTTTGTCGGTCATCCTTACAGTGCTGGCGCATTGCTGTAATAGGTTTGCAAGCCTCTGGCCTCTGTCTACCTGATTATAGAACCCGCCGTCCCACTCTACGCCCCAAGCTGCGTATTGGGTTGCTGCCGATGTAAAAGACGACCCTATCCCGGTGTCAATGTAAGCAGATGGAACTCCTATCTCTTGGAAAAATGCATCTATTACAATGTCCGGACTTACCCCGGCAGTGCTCTGAATTTGAGTAGATGTCATTTGTGTCGGCATATCATAATAGACTGCACCGTCCAGCCATAGGCCGTTGGAATCGACAGTCCCGTCTAGGTCGTCGTCAACAATGATCGCCTCAAAAACCATTTGCCCGGAATCGGTAATTTGCGGATAGGAAAAAGAACTATCCCAAGTTTCCTGCCCGTCCCGTTCTTTCGGTGTCATTACCTCTGATACAGTGTATGTGTAATCACTGTTACCAAGGACATAATACCTTTTTAATCCGGTGTTAACGGATCTCAATGGTATATATGCAGATCCAAAAACCTGGGGGATAACATACGCATCGCTCCGTTTTGATTTACCCGTGTCAGGATCAACATCAGATGACGGCCAAATATCTCTTGGTTGCTTTGTTGTCGGGTGATCACCATCCAAGTAAGCATTAACAAGAGACTCCATGTAAAAATGGGCACGGCCTTCAAATATTTCGCACCCTTTCACCCTAAACGACCATACCCTGATTTGGGTGCCGTCAACAATAAATCTAATTGTCCCAATTTGGCCATTAAATTGACTTTCAAAAAATGGAGCAACATCGAATAGCGGTTCGCCTAACTCATCGACCAAAGCCAACCCTGCTTCATCAGTCAGAATTGATTCTACTGAATGGACTTCAAAATTGACATCGCTCGTATTTGCTAACCCGAAATCATCGGCGGTCCTGTTTTCCGTGACGCCAGAAAATGAATCTGATATTATCCTGCCTTTATAGGCTGTGCCGCCCCATGTCAGATCAGCCGTAGACCAATGGAAATAGGAATCTTGCGAATAAATGTCGAGTACCCAGGTTATTATCATTTTATATCTCCGGCCAAACCATTATCGGCATTTCTGAAATTAGTTCTGTAGATGTGGGTATTGGCCTTGTTCCTGCATCGACGTCGGCCATTACTTTGAATGCTGCCACGTAGCAGTAATCCATCCAAGTACCAAAAGCCACGCCTTCTGCTTGCCATGGATTTATATATGCTGCTCTTAACGTGCATGATATTCTGTCGTCGTAATTTCGGGATTGAGCAACCTCATTGATATGCCGGTCCAATGCGGTTTCCAGCCTATTTTGGATAAACTCTTTAGTTTCTTCGGAGGTCATAAGAACAGAATTGATTTCTTCGTTTAACCAAAGTTCCCCGATCCAGATTATACCACCATCAGAAGTCGTTGTTCCTGTCGATCCCAATGGAGCTTGTTGCCCCGGTACTAAATAAAATTTACGATACATAATTACTCCTTTAACGATTCTGTATCTAAGAGTTTCATACCTTTGATTTTTGCATATACTTCTGGATGACTTTCGTACTTGTTCATCAGAGCGTTTAGCCAGTGTAGTGTCATTGCATGCGTTGGGGCTTTTTGTTCCGAGAATAATTTAACTTCTTGCCCCAGGTATTTGGTAATTTCCATTTGAGCCATGGCCCCATTGATACCAATTTGATGGAGATAAATATGATTGCCCTCATCTATCCTGCCTCCATGCGCTCTTGCTGCAATAAGAGATTGCTCAAAGGCTTTGCCTATATGATACCTTGATTCTTCTTTTTCAAAATCTTCCTCGCTCAAAGAATCTTTACCTATGTATTCCAGAATTGAATTGTACTGCTCAATGTATGCAGATATCTTTCTGATAGCCCCTTTCATGTATTCAGTTGTAGCGTTAATTTGGGATTGTTTTTCAGCAATTTCAATTTCTAAAAGCTCCTGGTCTAATCCGTCGGACGTTTTAATTTTCTCCTGTTTTTGTCTGATCCTGACTTCTTTTTTCTTATTCTTGAAAAACGCTTCATCTAAGGCCGATTTTGCCTTATTTATTTCCGCAAGAATCTGTCTAAGATTTCGGATTGGCGTAGGGTGAGAAACCGTAAGCATGTTGTCCATGAACTGAGACTGAGACTTGTAAAAGTTTTCCTGGCCTTCTGCGATTGCTGGCAAATTTGTTTCTATCTTTGCAAGCATTGACTGGTATTTGCCGGTGAGACTCTTAATTCCTATTGGTAGATTTATCATTAGTGCAACCCCCCGTGACCTGATGAACAAGCCCCCAATTGCTTTCTTGCCGTGATAAGATCCCCGAAATCAGACGTATTGCTCAGGGTTGCGACCGTAACATAGTCAATTGTAACCGTTGTTGGGTATGTCCCCCCACCAAACAAACCTCTTGTCGCAGATGAACATGCTGTCAACTCTCTTTTAGCCGATGCCAGATCCCCAAAGTCAGTCGCATTGTTGGTGGTAGCTATCGTAACGTAGTCAATTATATTGGTGTCCGGACTACCCCCACCAAATAGACCCCGCGTTGCGGAGGAACAGGCGGCACCGTTATATCTCGCTGAGGTGAGATCCCCAAAATTTGATGTATCACTAAGAGTCGCTATCGTGACATATTGGATAACATTAGAACTCGCAGTGTCGTACCCCCCACCAAACAAACCTCTTGTAGACGATGAGCACCCTGAACCACTCGACAGTGCCGCTTGGAGGTCCCCGAAATCTGAGGCGTTACTTGTCGTTGCTATTGTAACGTAGTCAATTGAAATGGTACCCGACGGGCCGCTACCACCACCGAATAAACCTATCGTCGCGGATGAACACGCCGCCGTACTGAGCCTCGCCACAGTAAGATCACCGAAATCAGTCGCATCCCCGGCGGTGGCTATTGTAATATAGTCGATTACGTTAGAGTATGTGGTATCATACCCCCCTCCAAATAAACCCCGAGTCGTAGAAGCACATCCGGCAAGGCCGTACACTGTCCGAGTAAGATCTCCGAAGTCAGATGTGCTGCCCAGTGTTGCAATATTCACTTGCTCCATCACATTATAGACTGTCGAGTCATACCCTCCAGCAAATACTCCTATGGCAGGGATTGGGTAAGGAAGACCTGTTTCCATTTGGGGGATATCCCCTAAAAGCAACCGATTTCTATAATATTGTCTGCTCATCGTTATGCCGTTATCCGATTCACATAGCCGTGGACTATGAGGACATTGGCACTGCTGGCAAATGCCCTTAAAACAAGACTGTTCTGTAAAATTGTACCAGGAAGAATACATTTCAAACCGTCTTCAGCGGCCACATTATACTCAATATTACCATCCGGGGTCGTGGCTTCCCCATATTCTAATGTGAGTTTTACATCCGTCGCATTTGTATTGGTACACCAAAGCCATATTTCGTCCCAATCGGATGTTCCTGCGACAGATGTATGTATTGTTGTCCCTGCTGTAGCTGTGGCAGCAACTTTGATTCCTTTTCCATTTGTTGATTCTGAAAAAGCTCTTTTGGCAAAAGTTGTCATTTGTTTATCCTTATGCAAAAACTTGAATTGCTATATAGTCTGGTTCTGTTGACTTCACTGTATTTGCCGATATTTCATCGAATTTTGCTTTAGTCAGTAATCCCGCCCTGGTAGTAGATGCAGCAACCAGCGTGGCGTTTGTACCGTCAGAAGAATTAACGTCAACCGTTGTTTCCGTGGCCGTCCCCTCGGAGAGATTGGTGGATACGTTCGAAACCAACCCAGAATAATTAGAGTTGGCGGCATTGTCCCCCGAGTTCGCACCAGAGGTGTTCCCGACCACGGTTTTTTCCGCGTCCGTGACATAATTATCATCAGACCCCTTGGCGACTTCATTTCTTGCATCTCTGGTTGTTGGTGCCGGATGGGTGGCTGTGTGGGTGGTCATTAACCCGGCAGCTACGCCAGTATTTTCTTTCCCTGATAAATCTTGGTCGCCAGTATTTGCCCCAGAAGTATTCCCAATGACAACCTTTTCAGCATCAGTAACATAGTTGTCATCCGTACCAAGAGAAGGGGCTTTACCATCAACTTGCCCTTGGATTCCAGAAGTCACCCCAACAACAAAATTTAATTCTGATGCACTTGCGCTACCGGGGTAAGAAACCTTGTCAGTATTTGATGCAACCGCCGAATTATTGGCAACCTCCGTGTCAAAATCGGTTATTGTACTGGCCGTTTGATTATGCGTTGCTGGTGTAAATTCAGTTGGAATGCTGGTAAGATCAGAATAAGACCCAGAACCAGCAACAACCGAAAATCCAGCCTCGGTCATTGTTTGATTGATCCACTTTGACGTTGTGGTATCATATGCTAAAATATTGTTATCTGCTGCTGTTGATATCGCTACATCTGTGATGTCATTAAGTGCTGGGTTCGATCCACCTTCTGGTTTATCCTCTATTCCCCACTTCCCACTTGCAATCCTGTATACCAGTATTTTTCCGTCTGTTGGGGTTGATGCAGCAGAATCGATATCTACCCCTTGAATTTTCAAAGCATCGTGATCAAGGTCTGTTATGTCGGCTTCAACATGAGTGTGCGCTGAAGGGGTAAATGTGCTTGGTATGCTGGACAAATCCCCGTAAACCCCAGAAAAATAATCATGTTGAGCAGTTGATCCATGGTCAATATCAGTGTTAATTGCGGTGATGGCATCTGCGCTGGTGTAATGGGTTAAGTCGGATATCTGGGATTCTGTGATAGTCAATGCCGCCTGGTGGCTGGTTACATCGGATTCGGTGACGGTATAGCCGGTGATAAACCCAGAATCATTGGTGAATACGCTTATGTTCCCGGTGATGTTTGTATTTACAAGTACCGGAGCCGATCCACTCACAACAGACTGATTAAGATATCCTTTATATGTATCTGAAAAATCGTTGTGGCTTTTTTTGTATGTTATCCCATCGTTAATGTCGTCAATCGTCTTGGTCGCTAAATCGGTATTGAAATCGGTTGAAGTATAATGCGTCAAATCAGTTATTTCAGATTCTAAATGGGTGTGCGCTGCTGGTGTAAATGTTGTTGGAATACTTGATAGATCGTCATAAACCCCTGAAAAATAATCATGCTGGGCAGTAGATCCGTGATCGATGTCGGTATTGATAGCGGATATGGCCTGGGCATCGGTATAGCTCCCGCCGCCGCCTGTATTTAAAAGTAGATATGTTACGCTTTTTAATGTACCAGCACTGGTATCATAAACATAAAATAGATCGTCATCAGCAGGGGTTGCTAAGAGTGGGTCTCTACCTGTTATGGATTTATCATCTGCCATTATGGTTTATTTCCCTCCACCCTTAATTCAATCTGCTGGATGACCTGATATCCAACCAATCCTGATCTGTTTGCGGTCTGCAATGGAGATACAAATCTTACTGTATATGTGTTGCCGTCCCGGGGGTGGAGCCAATAAAAAGTTTTCGCGTATTTGTTCGCTTTTGCAGTATTATAAAACAAATCCTGGATAAATTCAGTATTCGTATCTGATAGAACATCCCACTGTGCAGTAACTGTAAAAGTTTGGGCGCCAGGGAATTCAATAACTACAACGGTGTCAGCGTATGATGATATTATTTTTTGGTTAATAGTCCCCACCTCTGGTAACATGGTGTAGGGTCTTATTGTCAATTCTTCCGCTGTATAGTCAGCCACCTGAGCGGATAAATAATCTGCCATTGACATTAGACGTTTGCCTCCCTTCGGACAGCGTTATGGACCTCTTCGTCTGTTCTATGCAATACCACATGCCCATCTCTCATTGCTCTGTTTATTGTTTCGGCATTCAGGGTGAGGTTTATATTCATCCCATCGCCCTTACCACTTAAAATCACCTGTACAAGATTTCTTATCTCTTGCGTAAGCTCCTTGTTCCCTTGATCGTTGATCACGACCGGTATATTGCCGTTGAGCGTGGGAACATGGGCTTCCATGCCGTGTGATTCTATCATATATCCGGTGTCTGGTCCTGTTGAGATTCCACCGCCTGCGAAGGATCCACCGAAGTTTGAAACATCACCAAGGACCGTGTCATAAAGCCCGCCGTAATCACCGCCGTATGCTGCTGCAAACTTCAAAAACTCAGGAACAAAAGATACAAATTCGCTCGTAGCCTTTGCTATCCCTGCTGCATCTGTGACATCGAATTGTGCTCCATAAAGCTCGGCGTATTTATTTTCATACATTTCCATTGATTGTACCGGCGCAAGGTCTCCGCCTTGGAGATCCCAAAGCAAACCGTCAATGCTTTCTTTTGCGCTTAGCCTTGCCGCTGTTAATTCTTCCTCTTTGGCTATAACCAAATCCATCATGGACAAAAATTCATTTTCTACAATGCCCTCACTGGATATCCAATTCGATATCTTTTCGGCGCTGGTATCTTCAATATATTTAATCCAGTTTTCACGGCCAAGTTCCGTCTCTATGTCGTATTTTGCACCCGCCCCACCGGCGGTGTAAATATCCTCATATTCCGAAAACTCAGAAGTAGCACCAGACAGGCTATCTTTTAAGTCCTGTATGCCGGAAGATACACCACCGACAAACATTTGCAATACCCCAGAAAATTCGCTAAGACTTGTGCCTGTCCTTTCCAGCCACCTGTCAATTTCTGCTTCATCTGCCGTTTTGCCCCATTCCAGCCATGCTTTCTGGACGGATTCGTCATTTAAATCAGCCCATTTGGTGCCCTGACCGGCGGTATCCCATTTACTTTCGAACTGTGACAAAATCCTTTCTTCTGGGTTGCTGGACAAATTTGTTTGCAGATCAGTTATATCACTAAGCCTATCTGCTTGTTTTTCAAGATAGCTATAATATTCGTCAGCTTTTTCGGATAGCTCGATCAATCTTACATATTGTTTTTGCCCGTAAGTTGTTGTCAGGTCAAGACTTTCTATCTTAGCTCTATAATCTTCCCTTGTTTCTGGTGTCTTCACGCCGTAATCAAGTAAACTGGTACCAAGTCTTGTGGCAGTATCTTGGAACTTTTCTTTGTCAGAAAAGAAACTGTCGTAATATGATGAGAATGATTCACGCAATGAATCAAGATTTCCACCAAGGTCTATCAATACTTTGCTAAAGTTAAAAACTTGGTTCTCAGTTCCTGTGAACGCCTGGTTTGTGAGATCCAACATATCAAGTATTACATCACGTTCACCGATTATCCTGACTGCTGTTTCAAAAAGACCTTCATCTATTTTTTGATACTTGATTAGCATTTCACCAAAAACATCAGATGTAATATCGTCAAGCACCGTCGAGAATGTTTCGCTTAATTTTGCGGAAACTTCCTCTGCTTTCATGTCTCTCAAATCTATTTTACCGATCTTAAAACTATAATTTAAAAGCTCCTGGAGGTTAAAGTCATCCATTTGTTCAGACACCCAAATTAGTGACTCACTCATATCCACCACAATGTCAGAAAATAGTTTTTGGATTGAGTCGCTGACATCTTTCTTGCCAGGAGTTGTCCCCACAAGGTCGTCATCTTCCCACTTAGTTACATCTGTATAATTTTTGACCCATAATTTTTGACCTTCAACCATTCCCTCAATCCAGGTTCTACCGATTTCGATACCGGAGCCGGTTACAGCCGTGACTGTCTCCTCCCCGAACAGGCTATCTATCAGACCCCCAGTCAACCAATTAATTGTTGCTATTCCGGGATCAAAAATAGCGTTCAGTGTTTGCCCGAAACTACCAAGAAGTTCACCAGTAAACAGACTCACGCTATTTTCTGTGGTGCCAAGGCTCACCCCATCAGATGCCCCTGAAAAATCCCCAAACTCCCTAACAATACCAGACACGAGACCGGATACATTAGAGTTCAGACTTTTCATTTCATCGTGAATACCCTTGAGTTCCGCATATTCATCGGCATGGAAATCGTCAAGCATTTCAAGCACGTTTGATGCGGACTCGCTTGCATCTGAACTGCCCAAAACGGTGGTGGTTGGAGTTGCAGCCTGTGCGGAAGTCCCGCCGCTACCACCACCACCAAAGGCAATGCCAGCAATAGATAAAACACCAGCCATCGCCGCTGTCATTGCCGCGATCCTTCCAAACGCGGTGTAAGGGTCACCGGTCCCTTGATTCGCAATCGCCCCCACGGCTATCATTATGTTTTTTGTTGTAAGCATAGCAATCTCGGCGATATTGGCAACTTTAGCAGCCTCGCTTGCTCTTTTCTGAGCATCAGAACCGTCTTCATACAAACTGGCCACATTGCTTAAACTCTCTCGAATAGAAGAATAAGCATTTATTTGGTCATCTAAAGAACTTTGAAATGTGTTGTTGTTTTCGTCACGGGTTCCAGCACCACCATTATCAATATCATATGTGTCTTCAACTGCAAGGGCCATTCTATTTTGAAGGTCGATGTTCCTCTCTAATGCCAGGGCTTCATTGTTTAAAGCGTTTAATCTTTCATCTATGGCCGCCTGGAGATGATCAATGCCACCCATGTCTATATCGTAACTATCACCCCACAAGTCAAACGATCCGCTCTGAATAAGCTCTGTTTTAATAAGTTCTTTCTGGAGGTCTTTTTGAGCTTTTGTCAATTTGTCAGTTTCGGTCGTGGCACTACCGGTTCCTAAAATAAACCCGTCCCAATCTACGCCGTGTATTGCATCACCAAGATTGTCAGTTGAAACCGTTGTTTCATCAGTACTATTTTTCCAGGCTTCAAGTTTTGCTCTGGCTTTATCAAATGCAATTCCAGAATCCATGATAGCCTGTGCATTACCCTCAATCATTAAATTGGCCGCTTTTAATGATATCTCCGCTTCTTTTAATCCATCAACATATTTTTCTATAAATGGATCTTTCTGGCCCAATCCATAATCTTCTGGGATCATTGCCTCATTGTAGGCTATCTGGGCTTCTGCTGCCAGCTTCATCATAGACGCGAAAGTCAATCTGATACCAGCAACTGACTTTTCAAAGATTTCTGCCCCGGTTGCCATGAATTGGAATGCGTCCATTATGGCCCCAGCCGTATCTTGTGCCCATCCTTTTAGATCCATCCTTCCCTGGCTCGTATCAAGGTAATCAAGGAACTCTTTTAATCCTGCTTTCATAGCTTCGAATGGACCTGAATCAGTTACGTCTTTTTTCCACATGGTCCATTTATCGGACATGTTTGAAGTCATGCCTTCCCATGTTTTGGAAAGGTCGTCCATACTGCCATCGAACCGACTGAAAACTTCACCCAATGCAGCAGTTATCCCAGATTGGGTTTTTTGCGTGGATTTGACCATGTCTTTGCCATTTTGGGACCATCTGAATGTAACTATGTCGCCTTGCGTTGAAGCCTTTACTCCAAATTCTTTTAACCTTTCGAATTCTCCAACGGCAGCATCTGCGAACATTTCAACCGCCTGGTTTAATCCTTTCCCCATTGCGGCAGAAGTGTTACCGAGGGTCTTCATCCATTTGTTAGCATCCAGCCCATAAGATTTGAGCTTAACAAATGATTCCGTAACCTGGTCAAGTTCATATGGAGTTTTAGCCGTGAACTCTGTTATCCAGGCCATTGCCTCTTCTGCTTTCTTAGATGACCCTGTTATGGTTTTTAATTGAGTTTCAAACCGTTCAAAAGTCTTTGCTGTGTCAAGCAACCCTTTCCCAAAGAAAGCAAGACCTCCAAGGGTTATAGCAGACATTGCGGCCCCAAAAACGGCCATTTGTTTTGCGGCCTTGCCAGTTCCTTGTGTCAGGGTTGACATCATTCCTTTATAATCCCCCATTTCACGCTGGAGTTTAGCGGTTTCAATTCTGGTCAGATTAAGGGATTTCTTGAGATTATCAATAGATTTAGATGCTGTTTTGGCTTCAAGGCCGCGTTTCATACGGCGTTCAAGTTTTTCCATGTCCCGTTCATTGCTGAGTGCGGAACTGCCCAATGTGCGAAGATCTTTTGTGAGGGCTGCTGTCGCTCTTTGTGCTTCAGATGTGCTGATTTTAACTTTTAGGGCCATGGTCCTTTACCACCTTTGGATAAGCAATGTATTCTATTGTGATAACTTTCTCAAACTCTTCTGGCGCGGTCATGCCCTCGCATACTGCTTTGATATCAGATGGTGATAGCCTATTTGGCGTCATGCGTTCCATAGTGGCTGTATACCCCCTGGTCATATTTGCCACACTCCACAGCCTAAAAGCCGCCTCGTTATTCGGAAATAAAACCCATGGTTTTTTGCACTGATCTGGGTCCGAGCAGGGGGGGCTTGCGTTTTGCATATCATGTTCTTCGATACATTCTTCACAATTATACCCCCCCATTAGATCATACTTACATTCGGCCCAGGCTATGAGTTTTTTAGTTCTTCTTCCCGTTTGGAAAAGCCACCAGTGTTACCGATCGTGGAAAACTTACCCATTGCTTCATCTATCAGAGCAGGGTTGCACTTGTATACCAGTTCCTTCATTTCGGCGGTGCATGGTACTGGTTCGCCTGTATCCTCGTTGACTAAATCCCACCCGGTCAATACCAGCCCAATTTTTTCCAGCTTGATTTTATCAAATTTTATATCCGGCAACATTTGGCCGCTTGTCTTTTTATACTCGGTATGTTTCTTATCGATTTTTAAAGATTCAATCGGATCCAGTGGAATACCGGTAAACGTCCCAATCTCAAAAAGTGTTTTTTTCCACAGATCAGACTTCCCGGGTTTGTGCTTTTCGATGAATGCAACATCGTCTGTCAATTTCCATTGCAGGCCGTCCTTGGTCTCCACGCTGTCACCTAATTTGGCTGGCCCCTTCTGGTCTGCATGTTTCCCCAGGTAAGCCTTAGCCGCCTTAACATCGCCTCTATAAATCGTTTCAGTGTATGGTTTTTTCCCAACTGATACTTTCATAAAATTCTCCCTAAATCTTTACCCGATTAAATTAATGGCCGGAAGGGGTCCGGGAAAACCCCACCCCGTATACAGGGCCCGGCCAAACTAAAAAATTATGTAAAAACAATCGTGCAAGAATTTTCTCCTACTCCTGATCCAAGAGCCTTGAACTGAGTTGAAATGGACACTGTTGGAGCGCTCGATGTTTCAGATGGGACTTGTGCTCGAACCGAAGGAAGGTTTATGGTCACAATGCTACCAGCGACATTCCCGATAGTGATAACAATGGGAAGTTTTGTGCCAGCGTATGCAGCCTTAATCTTTCCAAATGTAGCCTTTGTTGATAACTGATCATAACTTCCACCGATATCTCTTCTGTCCTCAACGTATTGTTCCGGAAAGCCAGACGTTGTTATCTCATCAGTTTGGAAAACAGCCGGAGCACTTATTGACAAGGACATGTTTTTTATCGATGTTGAGACCCCATCAACCAAAACGGTCGTTTTCCTGCTCTCTATTGGGGATCCGATTACCGTTAATCCGGTAGGCAAGAACCCTAATATCTCTGCACCATCTGACACAGATACTGTGTCAACCATTGTTAGGACATCCCCTAAAACTGAATCAATCTCATATCCTGCATTTGTATTTGTATCAGACCCTAACTGTATCCTCCCTCCGGCATAGAACCTATCACCATCGGTTACGGTTATTTCTGTGTCTGCGGTTACGTCACCCACCACCACATCATTACCTGCCCCGCCCATTTCCATAAACCCACCAGAAAAATCAAGCTTGGCCCCACCGCTGTTTGTTACATTCATATCACCTTTGTCAACGACAAATCCACGACAAAATTTTACCCCATTATCTTTCAATACCCAGATCGACAATGATGGCTTTTCTTTGGCTTGTGTAAAGGAAACTGATGTTCCGCCTACCGTGGCAACCGTCCCCATTAACGACTCAAGCAGTTGCTCTGACATTGGTATTGAACCTGCTGTGCCAGATGGATGTAAGTAAGTTGGGATTGTAAGAGTTCCCGGGCCTGCTTGATCCTGAAATTGATCTATAATATCCAAAGAATCAATTATCTCCTCGGAATCAGTATATCCAGGATTTTGATTTGGATCAGCAAACCCAGCACCAGCTACAAGTTCTGCGGCTGAAGTCGGAAATGCTAATACCCCCCGTGTTGTTTCTTTTACTGCGAAAATCCTTTGAACAAATGCCGAGGCTGCTTTATCGACCATAGTTTTATCTCCTTATCCTTATCCTGATATTACTGTAAATGGTATAATTACGTTGTTCATGCTCATCTGTAATTCTTCGTCTTTCTGTGCTGGCATCGTTTTTGGCAGCATATCACCGGCCTGAAACTCAATATCTCCGAGTGGTAAATTCACAAACAAATTTTCCAATCTGCCACCATGGGAAAAACCTTCATCTGTTCCAACATTCAATGGAGTAAAAACCTGGATTATAAAAACCCCTGTTCGGTATTTTGCCCCACGTATTTCAAGGGAGGTAACAGCCCCAGAGTTAAAATTATAAATTATAAAACTGATTGCCGGGTCAGGGTTGAATCCTTCATTTCTTTTTTCAATAGCGGTCCTGGTCCAGTTTGCTTCCAAATATTCTTCAACGGCTCTTTTTATCTCAAGGGGGCTCATGTGATATCCCCTCCGAGCTGACGAACAGCGTTGTTAAAAAATTGGGTGAAGGCTGCCATGGAGGTTGACACCATCCCGTGGGGGGCTTGCTGGGAAGACCCTTGTTCCAAGTATTCAATATATTCAAGGTTGTTATAAAAAATAACTTCATCCCCGATCACCTCAACCGAGAATTCGGATATTTGGGAATTTATAATGCCAGATAATTCGCTGAAAGAATAACCATTTTTGCTGTCTGGCAATATATGGCTCTCTGGCCTGTCAATGACCATGCCCCAGGAACCCTTGGCCCGGCCAGTATCAACCGGTGTCGTTTCAATCAATGACCGGTAGAAATCAATGCAGGTTTTCCGGATAATTCTCTCAACTGACCCGTCAACATAGACCGCCATAGCCATCATGCTTTTCGCAAACCCGGCAGCATCCTGGAGGATATCTTCATTCATCTGAGCTTTTGATTTAATTGGTTTAGGCAAGTTGCACCTCATAAACAAGGGGGATGTTTTGGGGATCTACCACAACGGTGTTTGCGACTTCCTGAACAACATCATCGATTAATATCTGGTGGTTATTGTCAATCGCCGGTAGCCCATAAGCAGGAATAACCAAAATTGTCATTCCAGCTTGAATCAACGTTCCATCTGAATCCTTGATATCCCTTTTCTTTTTCAACCCAAAGGTATCATCGTCAACTGGATCTGTTTTTCCATCATAAACGCCTGTGTCATCGTTCCATGTCCCTGGTTCCCCTGGGGTACGGACGACAACCGGGAATCCTTTAGCCTTAAATTTATTATATATTTTAAGCTGGTCAGACATCCTACCCCCTGACTGTTGGAATGTTTATGGAAGAATAAACATATCCGGACAATAAAGAATTGATCGCAGAAAAAATCTTGCTCGGTGGGGAAGAATCTTTATATTCGGTGATAATAGCCCCAGCAAGATTTTCCTTTTTGATGTAATTCTCACTATCAAGAACCGGCTGCAAAATCCCTGATTCTGTCAACTCTTCCAGCGAGGCAATGGCATGGGCATTTATAACATTGTCTGGAAGAGTTGCAGAGTCAAAGGCCTCTGGTTGGAAATTACGACTTGAAATATAATCCCAGGCCCTGACCATTGCCTGTTCTTTGACAGTGTCGGTGCCGGTCCATAAGGCATTCCCACGGGCCAGGTGATAGGCGTCAATTTCTTCAAGGGTGGCGCCTGTGAAATCAGAGATTACATAATATGTCATTATTTAGCCTTGATTTCCGAAACTAAATAGCCACCCTCTACCGGCAAAATCTCATGCGTTTCGGAAGTGTATCCAGCTTTTGTGGCAGCAGCATTTGCGGCCGCTTCAGTCGCAAATGGTTCACCTGACTTTTTTACAGTTGTGGTTGTGGTTGGCGTTTTCTTTTCGGTATACCCATCTTTTTTGAAAAACTCATGGGCTTCAGAATCTTTATCAACCCACACTCCATTTTTTTCATTGTTTTCAAGATAAATGCTCATTTTTTATATATCCTTGCTATTGCCTAAAAGTTAATTTAAGGGGACGAACACTGTGCCCCCTTAAAGATATTTAAAAAAAGAACTACCCCATCAATACGACACCATGGTTTGCATTGATAACCTTGGTCCCCCAGGCAATGCAAATTTCATACTTAACACGTCTGTATTGTGCATAGATTGCAACCTGGAAGGTCAGACCACTGACTGGGTCAGTAATATATAGAACATCACTTGCAGCATCCATTGCCTTGCCGCTGTTTGGATCAGTAGGCATGGCCGGCGCTCTTGTGGCAAGCTGGATTGCAGACCTTGCAAATGCCATATTTGCAGTATATCCGGCACCGATTGTCATGGCTTTGTCCGTTGCAAGGGCCTGAACTAAACCGGGGCTTCCAATAACAATATCAGCATCCCCATCGCCTGCAAATCCAGTTGTTACAAGATATTTGTTTGTATCATCGGCAAAAGTAACAACATCACCATTCAGGATGGTATTTGTACCAGTATCAACGTGAATGGTGCTATCACCAATATCATAACCTGCTGTAAGGTCTGAAATATACCCAGTACCGGTTCCCTTGGTATGGGTTTTGATCTGACCAGATTGGTGAAGGCTCAAGCCCTCAACAGGGGCACCCAAAGTACCAGCTCTTAAAAGCTCTTCGTTTCCGGCTCTGTTTGCTTCAAAAAGACCAGACTGTTTTGCTCTGATGTTAAAAGCAGCATCCGCACCAAGGACAAGGTGAAGATCGCTTAATGGTGCGCCATTGTTCTCAAGAACCCTTCTAACATTAGCAAAGTCAGAGAAGTCGGAAGCTGTTCCAAATGGCGTGGCTGCTGCTGTACCAACGGCACGACTTAAGTTTGCATACTGACCTGCTAAATCGGCTTCAATTAGGTTGACTAAAGCTCTGACAGATTCTGCAACCTGATCAACCATGATCGTGTTTAGGCTACCACGCACACTCATCTGTTCTTCGCCTGTCCACTGTATAGGGGAAGCTTTAGCTTTTGTGATCTTCATATCCACAGTACCGACAGTCTGAGCCCCTGAATTTGCTGGGCTTACTCCTGGGGTAATATCTTCTGTTGTTGCTGCTCCTACAACCGGAGACGTTACTGTTTGCCCCACCGCTGCCTGCTCTGCGCTTGAATCCATAGATACAGATCTTGTAAATCCAACCAATTCTCTTGAAACCTGGTTCAACCCAGCATAAAGAACTGGTATTAATCCTGTGAGTGTGTTAGTAGCCATTGCTTAAAATTCCTTTTTTTTTAATCTATTACTGTTCCCCCATCAGTCACAACGAAATTGCTTTGATCTGTTGGGGTCCATTTATCGAATTCTGATCGGGATACTGTTTTTTTACCATTGCTGGAATGGCCGCCGCCTTGAGCGCCACCACCACCGTCAATTCCTTTTAGCCACAGATTTCGGTCTTTATGCTCATTTATCAATTGCTCGATTACCTCTTCGGAATCAGCGTTTGAACCTGGGCTTGACAGAGATACCAATTTTGTTTTTCCATCTGCCATTAACCCGACAATTGTTTTTTGGCCATTGATTTCTTCAACATCCATTCGGCTGCCAAATAAAGCAAGGGCAACGTCCGGTGTAAATGCTTCAGACGTTTTGTCTGAAATAAACTTTGAACCATTAAAAGCATTTGCAAACAAAAGATTTTTAACCTGGGCTTCGTGTCCAGATGAAATTGTTTTTTCTACTGACATGGCGGTTTCGTGTGTCAATTTTGTTGCAGCAATTTGATCTACGTATTGCTGTGTAACCTTGGTAACTTCTCCGGCATCAATCAACTGCTTATCATCCAGACCTTTAACAGTCGCAATTGAGCTATTTGCCAAAGTCATGAAAGCGGCAATATCATCAATATCTTTTATCGGTACAAGCTGAGCTTCCAACGTCGATATCATTTCCTTTCTGGTTTTCGCTTCATTTTGAGCAACGCCCAAATTGGTCAAAACCTTCTGGGCATCAAGCCCGGTTTCCTTCTTGTCCGGATAAATCCAAACAGGGTTACCGTTATCCACAACAATCGAGTCACCATCCATTTTCCAAGGCATACCAGCCTCCTTTACTTTTGCACTTACCTGTGCGTTATTACCATTGGGCTTACCTGCCCACTATCCTTTACAACGATCCGTTAAAATAAAAAAGGCTCAACCGATAACATCGCGCTATCAATTGAGCCTTTAAAGTATCCTGAAAAAAACAGGAGCTTTCAGGGATTCGTGTATTTATTTTATAAAATTTTTATTTGTCTTTGTCAACCTTATGCAATAATCCTTTTTATTTTAGCTCTTGGGTACTCAACAATTTTCCCCAATTTAGGTTCCCCGAAAATAATTTTACCCTGGTGCAAAAAAGCAATGACGGCATGAGACCCAGTACCAGACCCGGTCCCAGGGACAACAATTTTGCAATCCATGGCCAGAACATTGCCGTGGCCCTTTTCTGACATCCAACCACGGAAGATCCGGACACGATCATCACAGTCATTCTCATCTGCTTTGTATTTGCTAAATTTGGATTTTGGGCAGCGGGAAATAATATCATGGGGATCTGCCGGAATACGATATACACTATCTGTCATAATTGGAGTAATATTTGAAAGTCCTTTAAGAATATAAAATAGTTCTAAATACTCCATTGATTCTTTAATTTTTGGTGAGTATGTTTTAAACCAATTCATCATGTGGCCCAATTTGTAAACTGTAATTTTTCAACCACTATCGGCTCACCATCTTCGGTCGTTCCAGATTGCTCAGTACCCTGAAGTTCTGGATAAGCCAAGAATAAATCCTCCTTACTTCGATAAAACTCACAATCTATATAATCGCTTCCGATATCCTCTGTTATCTCTGTTGCAATTGCTTCAACTTGTGGGATCATACCAGGGATTACAGATAAAAACGATTTGCCGTTGTGGGAAGTCTCACCAGATATTAGCATTCTATCTGCGTCTTTTATAATGCTTGCCAATACGAGAAAATCCCCTTTTGTTTTTATATCACATTTCCAAGGACCAGTATTTTGATCTGGGACTACTATAAAGAGTTCAATCATGGTGTCCCCCAATCGCTTTCTCTTTTGTTTCTTACTTTCCATTTATTTAATGAATTTTGATAATCATTTTCAAGAAACAAGGTAGCCGCATCACCTGGGCCAAATGAACCGTCAAAGTCTGTTACTGTGGAGTATTGCCAAGTATTTGAAACTTTTACTTGGAGTTGCATTTTTGGTTGGTTTGTGACCTTGATTGATACATTATCAAGTTGAACATCAAACGCATTTGTACCGTAAAATTTCAAATCAAGAAATATTTGAGTATTATCATCAACATCGCTTGATGGTATTGTAATTGTATACGTACCTGTTCCTGTGAGATAATCTGAAACAGTTGTTGTTGTTCCAGAACCGCCGTTTCTTGCTCCAAAGAATCTACAAATGCCAGAATTTACTTTATAGTCGAATGACAATTCCCACGTCTTACCTAATAGTTGAGGTGTTACAGCATAATTTATGCTTATTTTTGGTAAATATGAAACAGTCCCATTTCCATCACAAACTAACTTATAGTCACCTGCTCCTGATATGGGATCGGTTGTATTCCTTCCAGATCCCCCGGTACTTTCATCACCATTTGTAATAGCCCAGCCCGTATCATTAACATCACAAGTTGGATTGGATATCTTCTCAGCACTCAGCGTATCATCAGCCTTCATTCCGTGGACTATTTGGATGGGGTATGTGGTTGGGGTTGTGTAGTCAATGTCCTTAAAAATCGTTGTGGTGCCATCTTCCAATTTTATTTGTCCGGATGACGACTGATAAAACATAAACCCAGAATTGGCAGAAATAAGTCTTGTCGACGCACCCACAAAGGGCCAATCAATCCCAGGAGTCCAGTCAAAGGAGTGGGTTGCTGATGCTGGGGAGATTTGTTTGACTAATATATTATCAATTAAGAGTTCATCCGTAGCGGCCCCACCGGACAAAGTAGAATATACTTTCATCGAGGCACTATCGTTTATTGCTATAACTCTACCCTTGTAATGCGTCCATACTATATTTTTCCCCATCGTAGTGGCTACTCCACCACCTAAAGTGATATAAGTAGCACCAGCTGTAACAGAAACCCACTTGTAATCAAATTCTATTTCAAACCGACCACCAATGGTAATCCCACCAGATGTAAAAGCAGACACCGGTAATTCTGCTCGTTCAGATGCTGCATCACCAGACTGTATTCTCAATGTTTTATCATGCCCGATATCCCCAGAATCATATCCTCCAGTAATAGTTGCACTACCTCCTTTGACCCAATTACCAACAGTGTCCATATCAGAATCATCACCAGTAACCAACTCAACCCCATCAGCCACCCCACCCAAAGCATCATAAAACTTGGGATATGCTGTGGGGAGATTAGCGGCAGTTATCGTACCTGACCTACTACCTACTGCTCCGGCTGTTGACCTGAACAATGGATAGTTTGAGACTGTGCCATCGTGGAGTTGAAAGTGAGTTACAACACCTGTGACTGTGACATCAACAGTTCCGGCCACTGTTACTTGGAAATTAATACCTGTGGCCTGTGTAGCAGAACCACCGTTTGTGATTGTCGCACCATTTCCAGCGACCAGAACAGAGCCAGCACCGAGTATCCATAGAAAATATTCACCAGTTCCGAGAGATGCTGTGGGTTGAGTCGCCGGTGCTGTGCATAATTCAAGGTATTCAGACCAATTACCTTTGCCTGTCAGTCCTCTATCACCTGTGGTGACAAATAGCGGCACCCCGGCTGCTGTGGTCTGGACTACGTTGTTATCATCCAGCCATTGTGCTTCTCTGGATGAGGAACAGACAAGGGAATTACCTGAAACAAGATCCTTTATTCTGGAAAGAAAATATTCATACGTCATACCAAACCCAGGATAAACAATGACATCTCTCGTGACAGGTCTCGTAACACTCCAAGCAACATTACCGGTTACCATCTTAACTCATCTGGGTCAAGTTTACATCAGTGCCTGCCCCAGCCCCCGTCACTACTCCGGTCATTTCCATTTCGGTTGAGAGCTGAATGAGTTGCATCCCGTCATCAGTGAAAATAACGTTTGTGGAGGGAAGTATCCATGGCCCATTAGGACGCCTTACATAAAGCGTGACAGTCGCACCATCAAACGTTCCATCTGCCACGATCACGGCAGCACTCCCTTGGATTGGGGGTTGAAAAGGTGCGACAAACTTTCCGGCGGCATCGGCTGCTATGTCGGCTGTTTGATTCTCAAGCAATTTTATCATTGATTTATACTCCTGATATCATAATGAATATTTAAATATTTTTAGCTTATTGATACTTTATTGTCAAGTTTTCCTAAATAGAATCAAACATTTTCTGTTTACATACCTCCAAAAGCCAAAGAATATCCCCACCATCAGCATAGGAAGAAGCTGTGTAAACCTCACCCTCTTTATCAAATCCAATCAGCACAACACCCTCTAATTCCCCTTTTGCTTTTTCAAGGATTTTATCAACAGGTATGTCAAGTTTTGTGATACCGCCTATTGGAATTATTTCACCCATTATTATCTCCCTTGCCACAAGAACAGTCACCGCACCCAGAACACGATTTAACATCAACAGGAACAGATTTGCCGTCAACAATATCGCTGAACTCAGGCAAGACCATGTCAGGAAATACAACTCCTGGATCCGGATAAATCCTCCCCTCTTTTTTACAGAATAGAAGCACCTTTTTCCCGTCTTCCTGGGCGATCATATCCAGGCAGCAAGCCACCTCGATAAGATCTGAGTCTTCAACCAATCCACGCAAAAGCTCGTCAATGGTCAATGAGTCTAATTTTTCAATCATTCTGTCATTCGTGCCCCGGCCTTTACCGGTTACGTTCATCCAATCATTGTTTGCCATTTTTGTTTTCCTTCCTGTTTAAAAATCCGGTTAAAATCTGGACAATTTTATCATCAACTGCCCATGGTGTTGCATTGGCAACCGCCTTTAGCAATGACAATATAAGTGCGCCGGTCACCATGTTTTCTTTCATAAAATCTAAAAGCCATGCATCCATGATTATCCTTTTGTCTTTTGGAGTGGGCTAAGAATTATTTTTTCTTTTTAGTAGAATTATAAATAAGGTGCAATGGAATCGTTATGATTAACCCGACTACCCCGAACATTAAAGCGCAAAAGTGAAGCATGCAAAATATTAAATTACCCATGTGTTTCCTCCTGTTTTATTTTAAATATTCGTCAAGCTTTCTTGAAATTCTACCCTGTTCACCGATCAATCTAAGTTCTGGCAACAATCTTAAATTGCCATCATTATTTACAAGATCATCCCAAATTATTTTTTTATCTTTCAACAACCGATACCGATTAGGCCCTAATAAATCTTTTTGATACTTCACGGATCTGGTACTAAGAAAATCCTTAAATTCTCCCTGGAACTGGCCCACATCAATTATCTGTCTTTTCCCACCAACATCTATGTTGAATTTTCCGTCTCTTTCGGTGTATGGCCTGGCCATGGTTTTCATTTCGTCGATATCAAGGCCGAGTTCTTTATATGATTTTGTGACTGTTAGCAGAAAGCACCGACAATTCATATGAAGGATTGGTCTTATATGGTCTGTTCCTATGGGCCATTGTCTACCATCAAGCCCAGCGCACCTAAGGCATGTAGAAGATCCGTTCGATGATACTTCGAGGGTCGAATTCCACTGTTCTGCATCAATTATATCTGCATTCCCCTCATAAACAGCTTGGGCCGCCCGATTATTTGAATCACCAATCCAGGACCGGGTCAGGGTAATAATATCGGCCCGGGTATTATTCATGCCCACGGAAATGCTGTCAACAATGTCTTTGGTGGATGATCCTTTCAGCACTCCGGATAATAGATCAGTTTTAACTTGCCCAGATATCCCACTTTCAAAAGTATTAGATATCCATTCAGATAAAATCTTTCCCTCAACCGGGCCATCCACAAAGGCCTTTAATTGATCGGCAGACAGCGCAACTGTATTAAACCCTGACACAGCCCCATTAAAAGATAAAATTGAATTATATGCAGCCCCAGAGTATTCCCCGGCAATGTAAGCAGCCTCTTTGATATCTCCTGTTAATCTGTTTTGTACAGCCAATGTGAGGTCATTCAATTCTTCCAAAACCGCATCCTCACGCCCTGGTGGGATTATAACGTCCCTCAAGTCAATCTCGTTCAGCAACTCCCTTTGCGCCTGATCCAGGGCCGGTAGGATTGACTTTAATGCCTCTTCCGTGTATCCTTCCAGCCTGTATTGATGTTCAACCGTACGAGCAAGGAGGATTAAATCTTTTAATTGGTTTCCAGATGCCATAGTTTAAAAATTACTCCTAAAAGGCGGTTAAAGATTAATCGGTTATTGGGGAAGGCTTATCCTATATGGGGCCCAAGTCAGCAGAAACACTTGTTAAAATATCCACCCGTTCAGTCTTTTCATAATCTTGTTTCTTATCGTCCCAGCATTTTGTTTCCTTCATTGATTCAAACTTCACATACACCCCCTTGACGTTCTCCCCGGTAGCGGCCTCGAACTTTGAAATCTCCCCGTATATTCCATCAAGCAGCGCCTTTTCAAGCCTTGTTTTTTCTATCCTGATTTGGTTTATTGTTAAATTCTTTTTCATGGTATCAATCCTTTTTTTATTAGCTCATTTTGGCCAGCCACCACAGCATACACCGCCCGTCGGCAGTTTCTCGTGGCCACACCCATGATGACCGCCCAAAATGAGCCAATTCGTTCATGTAAAATTAATTATAGGACTTTTCTCATATTCTGTCACGGGCAAATCATCGCTGCTCAATTTGGTTGGATAGATGGTTTCACCCTTGGTCACCTGGCCGGCAGCAATGGCAATTCTCATGGCATCCTCCCGGGTGACGTATTCTCCCATGTTCGTCACAAAGCCTTGATCGTCTCCAGTTGGGACTCTCATACAAACCCTTGACGTAACCATAAGTATGCCTATCTCGCCGTGAGATCTGCCAGGGTAAATTGTTCCTTCGTGTCTGATCGCTGCTGAAATTATTTTCATTTGGCTTTTCTCTTTGTCGTATTCTCTGTTTTTAAACCGATTTTTCCAGACATCATTTTCAAAACACCCTCCCCCGGCCCAATTTAGCCATCTGTTTTTTGTTGTGGGTCTCCGGTGGTTCTGTATCTGGCGGGGCATGATAATATATCTTCCTTGCTGAAATATCACTTGTCCGAAGTTCAACTATACAAAACTCGGTACAAGTATGTACTCCAATGTCTCCAGTCCTACCAAGTACATACATTTTATTATCTTCTGTTTCTGGTATGAAATCTACTTCCCCGCCATTCCCGCATGCCAGCACCTTTTCAAGCTCATGGATCTTACGTTCAAGCCACCAGACATAGTGCAAAGCATAACCTTGAGAAGTTGCTTCAGGATGGCAATTATTTTCTTTTTTATATCTTTCCTCTAAGCTTAACAATCCGTCCATCATTCGCCCCCGCCATTCAAAATATAAGTACCCAACCGATGACCCCACTTGCCGGACAGCTTCAAAAACCTATCACCATGGCCATCCCACGGGCGGCCGGTGGTGATACCCTGCATCCATGTGACATAATCCATTGGATTCTGGATATGTAGGACGTTCGGGTGCCTTAATTCAAATCTTTCCCTGGCTTCCTTGTTCCAGCCGTTCGGACAGCCCCATGTGGTTATCTGTTCGTTGACCTTATCAGGCGTTACCAACTCATGGATAATATCAGCAGCCCCCATGGCAATCTCTGCACCAAGGGAATGCCCAAGGAAAACAAGATTATCCAGGTGCCCAAACCGGAATAAATCAAGGAAAGACTTTTGTAATTTCTCCCTAATACTATCAAAAACATCCTGGAATCCGGAATGAACCCGGCCTCCACACCTGTAATCCGATAAGTGGCACTTTGTATCAATCAGCAGATCCTTGAAACTCTCTGTGCCAGATGCCCCAAAAATAAAGGTATCATCAACCCTTAAACAAAAACACTCTGTATCTGTTCGAGGCACGTAAATGGGGCGGATATGAGCCGCAGGATAAATATTGTGAATAGCCTGTATCATTTCTGTCTTGTCCTGGATGTAGGCTATCTGCGCTAATCTGGTTTTTATTTTCCGGTTTATTTTCATGATAAATAATCACCTTTCTATATTATTAAGATTCCTCTGGTTTTAAGAACTCTAAGTCAGGCTTTTTAAGAATTTCTTTTATAGCCTTGATGCGGAGATCATTGGCCTTAATAATGTCCCAAAAACCCCAAGATTGAACCTCAACGCCAAAGATATCTGTATTCTTGCCATACAAGGTGCCAAGAAGGAGTTTGGCTTTTTCTGGGTCAATTATTTTTATATTTATGGTGATTTCTTTGTTTTCTGCTAAAAGAACTTCCAAAATTTCTTGATCTCTGTCCATTTTTTATCCTTTTTAAAGGTCCACTAAATACCTTGTTATATTAATTTCCTAAACACTTGAAATCTACGCCCCCGACCATCCCGGCCAATTGTCCCGACCGGCTCAAACCCCCGGCGGATAAAAAACTTGCACCGGGCCCTGAAAACTATGGGGTATTCTGGGTTTTGGCAAACTATTAATTCTACGTATGATTTTGGATTCATAATTACCTTATTTTATTACAAAAAGACTACTTCATACAGGGGTAAAGTATTAACTAAGTGTTAACCCCCAGCCCGTCCAAATATTTCTTAACCAAAAACCTCAGCAAAGAACCCTCAGTTTCAGTACGCTCGTCTTTCTCTGCGGCTTCGGCAAACTGCTTTTTCATTGTGGCGGTTACCCGGGCTTTTAAAAACTCAGTTTTGTTTTCTGGATTGTTTTGTTTTTTCTTTGATATATGTATCATTCTTTTTGGTTCCATTATCCAATAGATAGTTTTATGCGGCATTCTTTATAGGTTGCGTTATTTCAAAAGAAGTGCCGTTCATCTCAAAGGTGGTTATTCCTCTCATGTGTTTTTTTACGTCCACTGGTGTTCCTTGTTTGACTCGTCTTTTGTGGGCAGCAACCCAATGAAGGATGGGTCGTTTCCTACCCGTTACTGTCATTGGTAAATCCCTTGCATAGAATAAGCTTTGGATTTGTTCTGGGTAAACGCCAAATAAAACATTCCTGGTCCCACCTTCCGATACTGCTACATTCCATAGATGCTTTTTATCTGTATATAGCCCTATGGTTGCAGCCGTTATTACCGTGTCGTGCTCCATGCTATCATTAATATCTGGCCCTTCTGCCGCTATTTTCATGTGCCTATGTCCATCTTGATATTGTTGAACCCTATAACATGGGGTCACAATACCTGTCTTACTGTCTATTCGTGCAAATCTTTTCGTGCCAATTAATCCGCCTTCATCTCTTGCCACAAGTGAATATTTAGCATATAGGACTCCATTCCCTGTTGACTCCCAATTCTTCATTTTAGTGCCAATTGACTGTCTAACTAACCAATGAGAAGTTAAATACCCAGTTATTATGTCTATCCCTGACTCTGGCTTATAGCTTTTATCAAATAAAGGGACATTGTTTTGCTCTTGTGTTTGTGACAAAATTGAATATTTAGGCATTCCGTCATTAACTACATCAATGCTTTTATAAAGAGACTCCCTATCTCCTGGTGAAAAATACAATCCAAGTCGCCTTAACATAGCCAACTCTTTTGGCTTAATCCTTGTTGATGATGCTATTTTTTTCCATTCTGGATGTGTGCCTTCATAAAGCGATATTATACCACGCTCTATAATATCTTCAAATTCATCTTTGTTCCATAATTCGTTCCCCATTTCCCATTCTCCCGGTTTTTATTTCGTTAAAAATCCTACGTGACTCACTGTGACACACAACAAGACAAAAGAAAAGGATTATTTTCAAATTAATCAAATAATCCTTTTTTAAATGTTACTGTGTAAAAATAGAACTCCCGGCCATCCCCAGACTACCAAATTTCCTGGCATCGTTTTCCAGCCTCCCGGCCATTTCAACAACATCAGTGCCTTCGGGAAGCTCTCCGCGCCTGATAAGCTCAGTAATATATGTCTCATGGTCGATATCTTTATTCATCCTGGATTTCAATAATATTTCGTTGCTTAGCATACCCATTGTGATACTGAAATCAGTGTTTACTGTGGCCGTGGCTTTCCCGGGCTCTAATCCCAGCATTTCCGCAGTAAACCCCAGGGCGGTGTTAATAGTGTCCTGCAAACCCAATGCGGAGTCATTTAAGAAGCTCCCCGACTGCGCCCCGTTCATGGCCCGCTCGGTTGCCGTGATCGTCCCGGTTTTCTGGTTCATGACCAGGGCCATGCTGAACACGCCCGATTTCTTTTCGATCTGGGTAATATCTTTGTCCCCTGCCTCGGCCCCTTTGCCGGTATGCTCAACATACTTTAAATCAGCATCTGGATTGTCAGCATGCATTAAGTTGCCGGCTGATCTTATCACCTTCCCATTTTCATCAACCTGGAGATTCTTGCCAAATAACAAAGCAACCCGGATAAAATGGAGAATATGCTTTTGGTCTGAATAACTTTGCCAATGTTCAAGGGTTAATTCTGCCAGGTCAGACAACGGAGGTTCAGCCGTCCAAAACGACATTTTTTTACCGGAAAAGAATGGGGCAATCGGGATCTTATCCAGAAATGCCGTGGTCCCTTGATCTACAACAACCCATTCACCCTTTTTGTCTGCCCCTACCTGCTCCCGCCATATCTCCCACTTCCCAAGGTAGACAACTCTGACCTGTTCAACAACTTTTTCACCGAAGGCCCCGTCCTGCTCCTTGACCGATTCTTTGATGCAAATATACTCAAGCTTTAGAATACCATTGGTGTTCGATACCCCTGCATTAATCAAGTTTTTTGCCGGGATATGCACCCAATACGGACGGCGTTTCATGGTCTTATCTTGGGCCTGATTCGTCTTGATCTCGTTCCCTTCTTTGTCCTTGGGAAGCGGGGGAGAATCAACCATTATCCACCCGGACCCGTCCCCTATCCCGTCATGGAAAACGGCCCTGCAAAATCGGGATAAATTATTTCCCTGCATATCGATGTTATTGGCAAATTCTTTAATCTGATCCGGGGTATCTTCCCCCAGGGTCACAGGCTTGTCAAAAACCTCACCCGTAAGCATGGCTTTTGTCATTTTATACATATTCCAAAGAAATGAAGCATTCAACCTTGCGGTATAGTCTGTTGTGTCTTCAGCACCAAACTTTGGAAGATATGTTTCCCCAGCTGCAATCATCGCAGATCTGCCGCCATCCAAAGCATGAGCCAAGGCAAGCTTAACCATTAAATCGTTATATTCAGGGGCCGGTGTGGATGGATTGTCTTTTGCTTCCATGGCTAAATCCTTAATGTTTGATATGTTATCGTTGGTCTTAAAATCGGGAACTCTGTGACGATAGGATACCCGCTTGCATCATTTTGATGATCGCTCCCACCCTTCTTGTCCGGTTCCCCGTTGTCGTCGTAAGTTTGCTGCTCAAGGCATCTTGCCACCGTTGGGCATTTCTTAACATTTACCCATAAATTCAACAACTCAAATTGTTTATTTACAGCTAAAATCCTATCTTTTACGGCTGGATTTCTTGAATTTACTATGATGGAAAAACCAGCCTGCTTTAAAAGTGCCAGGTCAGATATTGAAGCGTCATGGGATTTTCTATTTTTACCAGTGGCATCTGGATATACTTTTATTCTATGCCCCTTGTCCAAGAATCGTTCTTTTATGACCTTTATCATATCTGGAGTATCGAACAATTCTTTCAGTTCCTCAACAGCATGCCAGCCGTTTTCCCGGGGGACATAGATTGTAGCGGCCATATGACCCACGTTAAAATCCATGCCGATGTTTAAAACCTCGTTTGGTTGAATAACCTCTGTGGAATTATTTATATCTCTGTCGTAATTTCTATAAACGGATCCAGATTGAAGATTTACAAATTGCCCGTCCAGGTATGCTGCTATTAATTGGCTTGGATAAATTTCAAGAAGAGATTCAATATAACCAGCAGGAAGATTGATTTCGTTGTCATATGTGCTGGCCTGTATTAACCCATAATTCTTTAATAATTCCGGCTTATCCTGGGGGGCAGCCTTGAACATTTGGTGAACGAATTTAAAGCCTTCAGGGGTTGTGGTAACATCTACACCGTTTTTAATATCTGGGAGATTGTATCGCATTCTGGCAAGGATCTTTTGCCATGCCATTTGCGCCTTTTGAGTTGGCAAGATATCAAGCTCATCAATTAAGGCATGACCTATCTTGAAACCAATTATCGATTGTGGTTTTTCCATTGACCGACAAATGGTGGTGCCCCGGTATTTTCTCCCCTCATAGAAGTGGACCTCTTTGTTCCCTTCCTTAATATCAACATTCAACCCAAGGCCATAGGCCACCTCTTCAATCGTGGGAAAAAAAATATCCCGAATATGTGGATAGGTTGGGGCAAAATAGCCTTGATTTATACCGGGATGCGCCCAGTACTGCAAGCATTTTGCCATGCACCCAACCCAAGTCTTACCAGATCCATATCCGGCCACAAACGCACGGAATTTTTGAGGCATGTCAAGAAAATCACACTGTGGATCATTCCCACATAATCCGTCCATTGATTCATTCATTGGTTGGTTCTTTTGGCTTTCGCCCGTCTTTGCGCTGGATTATGATACTTACAGGAGTTGGTTTTTCAGAAGAATCACCCTTGCTCTCTTTTACCTTTCCTTCTGTTCTGTCTAAATATTCACGGCCAGCTACCGGGTCGGGAGGGTATTCCCTTACCAAACCCTTCGTTATAGTTATTTCCCCTTTATAATTTGACACATGAACCTCAGGCACACTACAACCCATTGCCCGTTTATGGAGAGCATCATATACCTGGGCTCGTTGCCTTGTGGTTCTTTGCTTACGGATCTCCCAAGCTTCTTTCTCAATTTCTGTTAATTCTTCTTTGGTAAAAAAGCGATATAATGATTTAACCTGTTTATATTTAAGCACGGACAAAGCCATAAACGTCCTGGATGGGAATTCATTACCAGGATCACCAAGGTATTCCAGTAACTTACATTTATTTTTTTCCTTGGCTTTCAGGTCCAGTTACCCCCTGTAATTGTCTGAAATCATAGCGTTTTTTCCTCAACATACCACCCGTCTTTACACCCGTCTTTATATTTCTCTTTCGTCTTGATTTTAGCAGACCGGATACCACCAAGGTGAACATAAAAAGTGAATGTAATAACCCCGCTGAATTTTTTGGATAAGATATCTTTCAAATATTGTAAGGCTTTTTCCATATGTGATTAATAAATTATTTTTGAGGAAAATGCAAATGTCCACTATTTTTTCTTAACAATCACATTAGCCGTCTTTGATCTTCCCATGATAATTTTATCAATCATCGCCTCACGTTTTTTGTAGGTCTCAAAGTCAGCAGCTCTTTTCTTTGAATCTTTGGATAACTGCTTCTTTGATATGTGAGCGCCTATTCTATCTATATTATGACATATCATAATTGATCCTCCATTCTATGCCAGATAGCCCTGGCAGCAGAAGAACTACAAATATCCTCACCGGCTAATCTGCCAGACATTTTGCCTTTGCGTGATTTAATTAATTCCAAATTTTTAGGATTCATCAACGCCCTGTTTTTCCGATTACCTCCATGGCTTAGTTTCGGTAATCCCCATTTTTTCTTCCAATAATTTACAGTCTCATGTGATACGTCAAATAACTTTGCAACATCATGTGTTGGTGAATTTGATTTATAGCACGTGCAAACAACTTCAGAGACATATCTACACCCTAAGTAGTCTGCGGTTTTGTATAGATCTGATTTATAACAAAACCTGATCATTGAATCTAATTTTCTATAATTTTGCATATAAGCCCCATTTTTTTTGATTTGTGTTTTAGGATTGGAAACCTATCTTGATAACTTGCATCGTAAATGGGATATGGGCTTTGAAATGCGTAGGTGCTTGTTTTAAGACTATTAGATTGTTTATACATAGCGCCATACCAAACCACTGTTAAAAACATAACTACAACAAACGTACACACTATAATTATTGATTTAATCATTCCTTTATCCTCGTTTTTTCTGTCCGATGCCTAAAATTATTTCAGTTATCACGCCTTTTGTGGCTGTATACCATTTTTCTTTTGGGCAGAGCAAAGTATTAAACGGTTTTGATTTGTCGATTAAGCAAACAGTATCAGCCATGCTCCCACACCATTGACTATGGACGCATAGAGTATTAACCTGCGGTGCTTTTTTGGCTGGTATTGTGTGTTTTACGGGTGATTCTGTCTTTAATTTAACCGTTTTTGTATCAGGGCTAATATTTTTGTAAGAATCAATATCTGTTTCAACTTTGGATTTAAAATTCTCATGACTCGAGTTTTTTTCTCGAGGTATAACCGAGTCAGAAACCATGAGTGGGTAATTTACCAACCCGTCCAGTCCCCAAGCTCTAATATTAACCCCGGCTTTAAAATCATCCCCTGGATCCTTGGCTTGCTTAGAGTACCATGTCAGAACTGAATCAAGATATTGATCATGCCACCATTGCTGCTCATCTTGCCCGGCTTTGTCGTTATCTAAATTCAATATAATTTTTTTATTTTTAATTTTTGAATGTGTTTCCACGTCCGGCCTGGTAGAAGCATTTCCTATGGCATAAATATTAAATTTATCAGAAAGCTCTTGATAAAGCGCCCACCCATCAATTTCGGCCTCTGTGATCAATACTGGCTTATCATTGTCAGGGAAATCAAGTGTGTGATTGCAATAATCAAAATACTGCATATTCGATCCAGAAACGAGGATAAACCTGTCTGCTGTTATTGGTTTTTCTTGCCTGATCCTAAGCCTAACCGGCATATTGTCTTTAAAATATGGGATTATAAGCCCGGCAGGTATCCAGATTTGTTTTTGTTTGCCTGTGGCGTTCTCTCCAGGGGGCAGCCCCCAAGATGATCGATCAAAAGTTATTGATTGAGTATTCCAGCCAAAACGGGCTTTTTGGATCGTCTCGTTAGATATTCCCCGGGCATTTAACCAATCACGGTGTTTTTTGCCATTAGGGGAAAGAAGATACTTATAAGTTTCAAAAAGAAAAGCTGCTGCCTTGTCCTGCCATTGTTTTGGCGGATTAGTTATCTCCCGTGGCTTCCATGTTAATTCGTTTTGGCCCGGTTTTTCACTGGCCGTGTTTAGGGAATTGAATTTTATATTCGGTTGGGTCCCTAAGTGTTCACAGGCTTTCATATAATTTTTACTATGGAATTCCATTACAAATTTTATAGAGTCACCAGCCAGACCACAGCGCCTGCAAACAAAGTGATCTCTGTTTGGCAGGATTGAAAATCTGTCAGAGCCATTGCACACAAAGCAGGGTCCACCAAATTCTGAAGACGATTTTTTCTTGAAAGAGAACCCGGTATCTCTGGAAATTAAATCAAGAATATTCATGTTTATTTGTCCTTAATTTATAATTTTGAAGCAAGTACCACATTGTAGCAGGGGCAAAAACTTTTATTCAATTTTTATAATAATTCCAAATAGTTAAAAAAATAAAAATTTCAAATGCCCCAGATGCCCCTAATATGCCCTTAAAATGCCCTTTCTAACTATCTAAAATCATTGAACTTAACATTGTTTTGGGGCATAGAATCGCAAAAAATGAAAAAGAAAAAGTTTTCTAAGGTATATATGTGAGAGATGATTTCTATAAAATGCTTGTGTATATAATGTTTTATATCAACCCAAATGCCCTTTTTATGTATGTTTATTATAGTATATATAATATATTCAATACTATAAGTATTTAAACAGTAGGGGCATACACAGAGCTTATTAGGGGTATGATAGGGGCACAAGGGCATTTCAAATCCCAAAATAACTAAAAAATAGCTTAAATAAATCATATTCACCAAATAAATCCAATTCATTAAATAAATATTTAGTGAATAAATGTAATTTTTCAAATAAATGATATTCATTTTATTATTTAGATTTATAGTCATATTAAAAACCTATATAAAATTACTTGATTTGCATAATTGTCTTGCATAATCAGAAAGCCCTATTTTTACAAAATAACGTGTTCCATTATTTTTCACACTTTCAAATCTTGTCCGTATCTCAGGGAGGAAGTGTTTTTTTGCTAAATTATGATGCCCAACATCCTTACACCACGCCGCATATGCTTTAAACAAATCGTGTGGCTTTTCTCTTAACATGGTTGATTCTGCTGTATCACAGCATTCTTTGATAAAATCACCTATAATATCTTCATGCTCCTGGTACTCCTTGGTGGCTGAAATTATACACTCTGGTGCCGAAATACCAAACTCCTGATACATCATGCATCCTTTTACTAACCAGGCCAATATACCAGGGCCTTCTTTCTTAAGATTCTCAAGTAGTTTTTTATCAGCCTTAAATTCATGGGGATTGTTTGAGTTAGGGTTATCAATAAAGGAGTTTACAAGTGGAATTAAATGTATTCTTTGCCACAATGCCGGGTCATTGGCTGGGACCTTCGGCCTCTTGTTTAGGATAATTAAAAGCAGATAGGAGGTAGCAAACTCTATCTGTCTTTTAGCATAAGGAGCCTTAGTAGAAATAGTGTCACCACCCACCATTTCTTTTAATTTAGCTGCATCGAACCTATCTTTTTCATTTGTTTCCGAACACCAAACTATCCTTTTTCCATATAAACCCGCCGTTGCCGCATCTGGCCCACCTCCTGATTTATTAAACGGCTGATCCATCAAAAAACCCCTTGGTGCTTTATAGGCGAATTCCCCCAGTATATACTTTAGAGTTTCAAAAATAGTTCCTTTCCCGTTCCTTCCTTTTGGGCCCCAGAAAATAGGGAATATGTGTTCAGTATTTAGGCCCGTTATTCCATAACCTAAAAGCCGTTGAACATAATCAACAATAGCTTGGTTGTGGTCAAATATTTCAGATATAGATTTTTCCCATAATGTCCTTGGAGCATCATAACCTTCCCATGGAACCTGCGAAACTGTCCGGATATAATCAGCCGGTTCCCCTGGGCCAAATGATCCCTCAGAGAGATTAACGCACCCATTGCGGCAGCCGAATAACATAGGGTGTTTATCCCACTGGTCCCCTGTGATCCCCAAGGAAGCAACCCCGCTGGCCGCAAGCTGCAATATCATCTTTTTTCGCTGGACTGTTCGAAGATCGTTTATTCTTTCAGTCAATAATTTTACATGGAATTTATGTTTTTTCGCTGCGTCTTCGTCGCCTTCTTTTTTCGCTGTTTGCCTGGAAAGCGCCTCGAATATTTTTTGCTCTCCGTAAAGGTCAATGATCTCTTTTATCATGTTGATAATATGGTTTAATTTGTCCATGCGCCAAAAATTATCATTCCAATAATACCACTCTTTATTAGCGTGATCGTAGGCGTACCGGTCTTTTAGGAGCTTAATAAATAAATAAGCATCACCATCCTGGTTTTCCAGAAGAGCCTTTAAAACAGTCTTATTTGATTTTGGAAGTTTTGAAATGTTCGACTTATTTGATTGAGATTGTCCAGGAGAATTTTCTATCCCGGATATAATTTGTTGCTCAAGATCAGAATCTTTTTCTGACACGGTATTTTTGTTTTCTGAATTGTCTAAATTATCTGAATCGCTTTTGCCAGGCGCTTTGATATCATCTTTTTTTATATCTGTCATTTAGGCCCCATCCCAATTGAATTAACAAAACTATACAGTATCACTTATTTTTAAAATGTAAAATTATAAATAATTTTTAGTTTTTCGTACAATGTTCTAAAGGCTTTTTCGGCCGTGGAGGGGACAACTCCATTCCCCAGGAGCCTAAGTCTGTCCACCCTATGTTCAACCCCATTAACTGCTCTACCCAATCCGGGTTTAACTTTCCGGTTCTGTCCATTGGTTCCGTCTGGTCCTCCAGCTTCCTCAAACCTCCCCCTGGGGTTGTCCTGATCGCATGTCCTCCCCCGCTTGGAACCTTTGGGGTTAACCACCCTTGGTTCTTCCCACCAGTATTGGGGTTGTCCTGGGCGGGCTGGCCATTGTTTAATACCTGAGTCCCCAACCGTTCTGTCACTGTCCCGTTCTTCTGGTTCTGGTATCCGGTTGAGTTCTGAGTTTCTGGGGTCTGCCAGTTCTTTATCTGCACCTGTTGAGTCAACACGTACTGAGCGTTCCTGCCCGTTTCCTTGTCGTAGAATCTCTGACCCGGTTTCACATCCAGCCTGTCTATTGTTATTCCTGGGTCCAGGGCCGCTGGAGTTCTCCATTGCAAAACCTGAGCGTCCAGAGCGGTTGTCATGTTCTTCGGACGGTCCGAGCAACATTGAGTTGATGATTGATCCCCCGCCCGTGGTGTCATCCAGGGCCGCGAGGATAAACACCCGCTTTCTCTGGTGTGGTGCGCCGACTTCAGCCGCACTGAATACTCCGCACTCAACCCGGTACGCCATTTTTTCCAGATCGGCGAGTACTTCGGTAATCCCTTTGCTAAGATGTCCTTCAACATTTTCGAGAAAAACAAGTCTTGGCTTGCACTCCTCGATTGTTCTTTTAACGTATGGCCACAGGTGCCTTGGGTCGTCCGATCCTCTCCGTTTTCCGGCAGCACTGAAGGGTTGACATGGATATCCGCCACACAATATATCAACAATTCCTCGAAAAATTCCCGGTCTGAAGGTTTTAAGATCCGTCCAGATAGGCGCCGGAACCATAACGCCCCCTTCCATCTTCGCAACCAAGTTGGCAATTGCGAAGGCTTCGATCTCCACATGAGCGAGAACGGTGATTTCGTTAAACACTCGCTTAAGACCGATTTCGATTCCTCCGTATCCAGTGCATAAAGACAACACAGTGGGTGATTTTTTGGCAATATCCACATTAAAAATCCTCAAAAGGCATCATTTTATCGTCCACATAATAATTACTCCCGCCCTTAGCCATAAGGATTCCATGATATGGAATAGAGTGTTTGATAAGCCATGATACAAGAAAAGGAGCCTGGTCCCATTGTCTGGCTGTCCATATAATAATGGTGTGCCCATCCAAGTATCTATTTTTCAGTTTTTCAATCATTTCAACTTTTGGCCCTGGATCATTGGAAAATTCTCCTGTGGTCAATGTGCCATCAAAATCGACATTGAACATTTTAGGGCTTGGATTTTCTTTATATTGTTTGGTCAAAATTAATCCTTTTGAACTAAGTTAAATACATTAATTAATATTTTCTAAATTTTACAAAATTCCATACACTTGTTTCTTTGTCGATCATCCCAGAACCGCTTTAACGTAATATAGATATGCTGTTCCATAAATTCCCGGGAAGGACACGGCCACACCTTTACATTATACCGTTGTGACCAGGCCACCAATGTCCTATATACGCTTTTTGGGAGCATTTCAGATAATGGTGGCGGGTCTTTAAAAATAGCCGTTAAATCCTGCTCTATACAGATCTCAGAATGATCGAACTTTGACATCCGGATAAATTCCTTTTCTAACCGTTCCCGGCCCCGGCCAGTTGATCCAAAGAGATCGGGTAACGATTTTCTTTCTATACAGACGGAAAATTGCATAGATGGATCTGTCATGCCCTTTATAGAATAATCACCCGTGTGTAATGTTCCCCATTCAAATACCAGGTCAGGGAAAGATGGGTGCCCTACTTTGTCGAATAGGACAGGCAATTGTTCATTTTTGGCTATGATTACGATGAATTTATTTTTTTTCAACATGGATGGTTTCATCCCCTGCTTTAAAATGGAATTTTGGATGATCTTCCCTGGTAAAGGTCACATGACAAATATTAGAAATATCAACCAAATGTTCACCATTCCCGTCTTGCTCGAACAAATCAAGGCGTTGTCTCATGGATGTAATTGAATCATAAGATATTTTTTCGTGTAATCTGCCATACCTCATTGCGCCCATAACGAGCCTATTCCTACTTAATCGTTCAAACTCAGGATTCCATTCAGTTTTTTTAAGCTCTTCCAAAGGTGGTTGTTTTTTTGTCTCATAAACTCCGGCATTTTCCAATAAATGGTTTCTGATATGATTTGATATTTTATCCATTGATCAAGCCTTTATATCATCAAAAACAACGGGTAATTTACTTCGCAATTCAGCCAATAAAGGAAGCATCAAGGCCCTCATTTGAGGGTGTGCGGCCTTGGCACATCTAAGGGATAGGATGTGCCGCCATTCTCTGATATTGGCCTTAACGACAATTTCAGTCTTTAACGAATTGGGGAGAACTTCCCTGGCTTGTTCTGGTCGCCATTTTGCCCCATTGATAAGTTTTCGGTAGGATTGTTGGGCAAGATCCAGGGGAGCCATAAAAATCATTATATCATGCTCTGATTCATTTTCTTGCAATCCTAAAATTCTGTCCTTGTTCCAAATTCCGAGATGTTTTTCATCTATCCATACAGGGCGAATAAATTCCATATCACCATCATATTTTACATACCTGGTACTCTCCTGGGCAAAAGAACACATCCTATGCCGGACCATTTCATGGGTGACACCCCGGTTGGTAACAAAATTTACAATGATATCACCAAATTCAATCATAGCATGGTGCCCACGATCACGGAGCATTTTAACAAACTTTGGTGCTGATTCTGGTGTTATTTTATCCTCTGATTTGTAGCAGGTGCGCCCGGCTTTTTCCAACATTTCAAGTAAATTTTCAGGCAAACTTAAAATTTCATGTGATTGTTCAATGATTTTCATTTTTCATAATCTCCCGTAATTAAATAATTAATTTTTAACTTCATCATTATCAAACAAATCCAACTGAGTTTCAACTATTTTATCCTGGTCGCCCCCCCCCATTTTTTTATCATTTGATACGTTGTCTTTATCCCCATGGGGATCTTCACCCAAAATTTTCTCCCATTTTTCAGCAGCACACCTTCCGCCCCATAAAGAAGGATATTTAAAATCACCGATCCTTTCAAAATAATCAAAAATATCATTCAATAAAAACTGAGTTTTTTTTGTAAAAACATTTTCAGATCGTTCAATCATATCCAAACAAAAAGAAAGCATTGTTACAACGTGTTTCTTTTTCCCTTCCCATCCTGTGACGATACCAAATTCAGATAATTGAATTCCTATAATACTAATTTCTAAAGTTGTTGGTGTCGGGAGGGCCATTAATTGATTATCAATTTCTTTGATCAATTTTTTATATAATTTTTTCAACCTGCCCTCGTTTACTGTGCCGATGATCATGTCCGGGACGGCACGAATTAATGCAAGTTCAACCATTTTGTTTCGTTCTGACTTTGTCATGTTTAAATACCCCTTTTCCATATTTTATTAAGAATTATAGCGCTAACGGTTGGCTGGGATATACCATATTTCTTACCAAGCTCAGCTTGTGTAAACCTCCAAGTAGAATAGTCTTTTCTCATTGAATCTATTTTATCCCAATTCATTTTTGTATTTCTTTTATTCCTACGGTTAACAGCCTGTGTCACAAACCTACAATTTTCAGGAGTATAGTCTCCGTTATTATCTTCTCTGTCTATTTCTAATTTTTCTGAATATCCATTTTTTAAAGACCAATCCCGGAAAGCAACAAAATTATGTTTCCATTTTTCACAAACTGAGATACCACGTCCACCATAATTTTTATAATCCTTACTATTTGATTGTGAACACCTGCCTTTCATCGCTCTCCAGGTATTAAATATCCTTGTTTTTGTGCCACCATGGATTGTATTTGCGATTGCATTTTTTCTCCCTATAATTATTGAACTTTCGCATCCGCAACATTGGGCTATATTCCCATTATCAATTCTTCTTTCAACTTTTTTTTTACAATATGGGCATAAAAATAAACCGAAAGATTTTTCTTTTTTGCTTAATGGTGTTTGAAACCGCATACCTAATTTTTTGATTAATTTCACAAGACAACCTCCTGCTAAGGTTTCTGCAATTTTAGAAGTGTGTGGAAGCCTTGTTGCAGTGACAAGGCTTTTCGGAGCAACCCTATCCACATAATTAGAATAGAATAATATATATTAACTGTCAAGAGATCCCTATATTCCTCCGAATTCCTTATCCATCAAGACTTTTTCGGCGTCAATCAACCGTTCTTTAAGCATGGTGCATCGATTATTTGATTCTCGATTTCGGATGGCTCTCTCTATTGTCCCAAAATTTCCTATTGTTATGCAAATTACTTTCGCCCTTGAAATGGCAGTATAAATCCAACTCGATGATAAAAAAAAGTTAAACTGATTATGCACAGGAATAATTATTACAGGAGCCTCTGAACCTTGCATACGATGCGCAGTGAGACAAAAAGCATGTAATAAATTTTGTTCTTTTTTCAACACCTTAACCTTACGATCTGGGTCAGAAAATAATACCATCATTTCTTTTTCTGACACAGATTGAATTATCCCTATATCACCGTTCACAATAGCGGTTGAACCACCATCAACAGAATTCGCTTTTGAATTCTTAGTGTTCACGACCTTATCACCGGCCCTGAATTTATAATCATTATCTTGATCATCTTCAAAAACTGATCCCATATCAGAATGAACCTTTACAGGGTTTAATACATCCTTTAAAACGCCGTTTATGCTATCACATGATAAAAGCCCCTTGGAATTAACCGGGCTTATCACCTGGATATCGTCAATAGGATCAAAGCCGTATTTTTTGGGGATTAATTCACACACTATTTGCTTAATTCCCTCTAAAGTAGATTCAGGGGTTGCAGCGTTCACATGAATTAAATTAACCGGGGATTCAGCATCAAGATTGAGTTTGGTGGCGGGGGTATATAATTTTCCATTTTTTATCCCGTGACAAGCCGTGACAATATCCCCTGAATTACGATGGATAATATCAAGCTCAGTCGATGGAATAACCCCAGATGATAAAAGATCTCGCAAGACCGCACCAGCACCAACGGACGGCAACTGATCAGCATCTCCTATTAATAAAAGCTTTGTTCGATTAATATTGATGGCTTCCATCACCCTGGCCATTAGATCATTGGTAATCATCGAAATCTCGTCCAGAATAATTAAATCAGCCGGCAATGGGAATTCTTGGTTGTGGATAAACTCAAAATGATCAAATACAAATTCACAACCGAGCATTGAATGAATTGTGGAAGCATAATAACCTGTGGCTTCCATCATTCTCTTGGCGGCCTTACCCGTGGGTGCCCCCTGGAAGATTTTTAAATTTTTGGAAATAGCCCAATTTATTATCTCCCGGGTAACTGTGGTTTTTCCAGTACCAGGACCACCATAGATAATACTGACTTGGCTATAACTTGGCATTTTAATGGCTTTTAATTGCTGTTCTGTGTATTTAATCAATCCTTCCATAGTGGTCCCCCCATAGCCATCATTGTTAATTTTTTCACAATATAAAATTCATCCTTGGACGCTTTGGCCATGGCAAAAAAGCAATCATCAACATCAAATTCACCTTTTTCAGTCAGCCCCCCGCCCATAACCCGGGTTACCAATCCACTATCAATTAATTCCCAAATTCCGTCTTCTGGGTCTGGTACCTGGATTAAAACATTTATTTTTTGAATTAAATGGTGGTTGTGGATCCAAACTGATCCTTCCTGCATGTTGTCCTTTAAGCAATGAAGGACCACGGCCTTTTTTCGTTCTATGCTGTCACGGGCAAACCCTATATTAAGGGCCACCCGGTCAGCTAATGGGAAGCCTACGCCATTGTATTCGGTCAAAATATAAGGATTTTGCTTTATGATATCGGCGGCCTTAGATTTATAATCCCTGATCAAATCTGATTGCAATGTTTTTCTGATCCCCGGGACGTCCAGGAGAACACCGAGTCCCACCATAACCGATTCATTCACTTCATTATTAACCAAAGTCTCTTGGATCTCCTGGGCTCGTTCCAGGGTAATCCCCTTAATTTCCATTGCTATGCGGTCAGGATCGGTTTTCATTATTATTAAAGTTTGATCCCCATATTTATCAATAAGAGCATTGCCCACGGCAGCACCAACAAATTTACAGATCCGGACGATATATTTAAAAATCCCATTTTCATCAACCGGGATAATAGATTCATAATTTGAGAATCTGAATTGCTCCCCCCATTTTGGATCATCCATCCAATAGCCGGTTAAAAGGTAATCCATTTGGACCTGGGGATTGATTATTGATCCAATGGCAGCGAATTTATTATTATCTTTGTCCTGGTATTCGCCTATGACAAAACCAGTATCATTTTTAAACCTGATCCTGGTTAATGTCCCTTCTAATATTTCGGGGTCATCCATGTCAGAAGAAAATTGCTTGCTATGCGATTCGTCCAATCCTTGTGGTTTAAATTCGTTTGTCATATTTTAATAGCTCCGTGATTTCATATTCAAAGTATTCAAGCGTGATAGGAATTGCGTCCGTGGGTGTAAGGTGGATTAAAACACGCCGGTATCCCACGGCATCAGGAAAGTAGTTTTCTTTAATCATAATGTATTGATAAAGTGATAATTGCAAAGAAAATTTATTGATATCGGTTTGCTGCAAATGGTCAATAGGATAAAATCCTGATTGAAAAGTATTTGTTGTTGTTGGAGTGTTTTTATTATTTTTCCAATCAATAATCAATATTATTTTATTGATAGGGTCCCACATAATTAAGTCAACCATACCGGCGATTTTTAATTCAGGAGAAAAAACTATCATTTCAGCAGCGATAAAAACATATTTTTTTAAAAGGAAATCAGATATTCTACTGACCTGGCCAAACAAGAATAAACACCGTTCTGATATAGGATAAGGAAGTTTTGACAATTCCCAGCCTGACATCACTCCTTCTGCATATTCATGGGCATTATCACCTTCTGAGCTTCCCCTCTTGCCTTCCGCTGCCCATTCTGCCTGGATATCTTTTGGGTCTCGCCCTGAATATTTGGGGTTGTTACTTTTAGAGCATTTTATTGAAACTTCAATTGTGTCAAATTGAGGGAAGAATGGTTTCGAGAATGATGTTCCAGATGTGTATCTGGTCCCGGTATCATCTGTGTAAGTATGATATTTTTCCCGGAACCAGATACTATTGGCTCCATTTGGATGATATGCTTTTTTATCAGCCATTTGGATTTAGATTAAATACTGAATTCTTCGGTGTCAGTGGACCCAGCGCCAGTGGTGGCAGATCCAGTATTGTTTTCTGACCCTGTACCGGCATTGGCTGTTGAAGCATAATCATAGCCATCCCAGTCAACCTTGACGTTTTTCTTTACCTCTTCTGTCATCTTGTCAGTCCATGAATTCCATCCAGTTTTGACAACCACCTGTTTTCCGGCAGCACCGGCCCAGGCCATTGCAGGAATGACGGTTGAAGTCGGTGTAATTAAACCAAGGCGCTTTGCCACGAACAACCGCCTGTTTCTCATGCCATCCTTTTCAAGAGGATGTTGGAGATTGATAGAATCAAAAATAAATCTGCCAGCATAAAGAGCATTAAAAGATGCCAATTTGTCTGCCGGAATATCCATAATTTTCTGGACAACTTCACCATTCCTTTTAACCGGTTGTCCTTTGTCATCAATGATGGGTTGTTCAATCTTAATAACGCTGTTAATCATGAGTTTCAGGTTTGCAGCATTGCAGGTGTACTTTGACATAGCATTTTCAAAGGCTGTACATTCAGATACCGTACACAGCGCCCAGCCAACCATTGTCTTGTTCGAAATATCGTCCGATGCTTTTTGATCCGCTTCTGTCAATGTTTCGTCAACTGCTACTTCGCCCCATGGAATTACTTGTGTGTCTGCCATTTTTCGTACTCCTTGATTTTAGATTAAATTATCGTTCTATGAATTTACTATTTTTTATTGTTCATGGTCGGTCTTTAAAACGGCGTGATATCAACACCGTTCTTTTCTGCAAGTTCAATCACGGTATCTGCAATGGGCTCCTTGGTGGAACAAGCCAGCATATTGATAAATGTTTTTCCTTGGTTGATGGTCAGGTTTACCGCTTCACTAATTTCCTGGCCGGATTCGTCAAGAAAATAATTGACATGGCTGACCCATTTATCAGGTCTCAACACCCCCTCTTTTTCAAGCTGCACTTTCAGGGCAACCAGGATTCTCAACAAATCTTTTTGAGTTGTGATTTTTGGGGAATTGTCCCATTCTTTTACATAAACCGGTTTTTCTTTTTCGACCTGTCCTGTATTTCCCCCGGTATCAACCGGTTTTTGTTCCTGGGTGCTGTTTGGTGATTGACTATGACCATTGGGGCACACCATCCCTAAATCGGATTCCATCAGCAATGAAGTACACTCTATGCATTTCACAGCAACGTTTTCCTGACCGGCAGAGCCTGGGTTGACTGATTCGGTAGATACGGTTGATTCCTGAAGTGTTTTGGTTAGGATGTGTCTAACCACTTCTAAAAGTTCAGGTTTTTTGATATTCGACTCAAATATAATATCGCAATAATTTTGCTCAAGCCAATAGATCATGTTACCTGCCATTAACCGATTGGCAAATTTCATAGCAGGTTCCAGATTTTCTTCTATGATGAAGCTATTGTAAACTTTCAAATATGATCCAACCGGGATTACTGCTTTTACATACTGCAAATTAATATCTTCTATTAATTCTTGATCAGTTTGAATATTGGTCTGGGTGGTAGCGGATTGATCAACAGTTTGATTCTGATCCTGATCGGTTTTAATTTCCTGGGTGTTTTCCTGGGTAACCTGGGCACCGGCGCCGGCATTTTCCTGGGAAACGGTTTTGGTATTATTCAAATCAACTTCACCATTACTTTCATCGATAACAACGGCATCCGGATAAAATTCTTCACAAACCTCTCTTTCCTCTTCCGGAGTCATTGTATTTTTAGCGGCATCATTTTTGGCTTGATCTTCAATGGAATCCATACTGATCAAATACTGTTTTTCGGCTGTCATGATCTTCAAAACCTCTTCTCGAAGGTCGGACATGTTGCCACGATAGCAGATAGAAACCACATATACCGTTGTTGCAATACCTCCAGGGGTTGCAGTTCGTTTTTCGTTCATGATCAGCATTAAAGGAAGACCGGCAATTTTTCCACCTGTGGCCGATTTGATAAGCTCAATGCCGCCCAGGATGCCTTTGATTGTATTCATGGATGTTGTCCGGAACTTATGGGCCTGGCCGAAAAAATCAGCTTCATCAATGAAACAAGTCAGCGTACCAGATGGTTTGCACTTGTCCTTACCATCGTACCCACCATCGATCCGTGAGCATGGGCATGGATGTTCTATCGTGAAATTATCAATCCTTTTAAGGGATTTTTCACCATCGCCATGGCAGGACATTTTTCCGGAAACATATGATACATAACGATGTGGAAAATTCAAATCAGTATCGTTATAAAGGAGCCTGATACCAATGCCGGTTAAATTGTTATCCTTGTTTACGATTGAACAGGCGCTGGCCTTGAGTTTGTCCTGCAATTCTGCATCAACCACATAATTGTTGTTTTCATCTTTATCTGTGGTGGTAATCAGCATGTGGTCAAGTTTTTGTGGTGGCTGAAATTCATTCCCACCAGCGCTTTTAATCATAGCCCCCTTGATACCTATTTTGATTTTCCCAGCTTCATTCAACTGGCGTTCTAACCCTTTGATACTCATGACATTCTCCTTGTTTATTAGTTAATTTCTATTTCAACTGTTTTTTTTACTTCGCCATCTGGCCCGACATATCTCCTGAACCGTACAAACTTTTTCAAACCAAATACAAAATCATATTTATGCCGGTATTTTTGGCACCCTTCCCCATGCCTTGGTAAACTGTGTGTGCATTTCGCATATGCCCAAAACGGCTTTTTCTGTTTTTCTTTGATACCTGTATCATTTTTGTCATTTTCCATGGGGGTAACCTGCTACTCCAAAAGCCCTGCGATTTCAACTTTTTTGTAAAGGCGAAGGGTAAGGTCACAATCTTTTTCGCAATACTTTGCAATTTCCTCATGCAGCCCCATGTCAAAAAAAGACTGAACCTGGGCACCGTCAATCCCTTCTGTTTTATGATCGTCAAGATACTTTTTACAGAAGAAATCAAGCTTGCCACTGGCGAACGTGTCAGTCCCGGCCAAGATTTGTCTTAAGTCGGTATGGTTCCCGTGATTATACCGGCCCTTGTCAATGTTAACGCCCGGCCTTATGCCATGAGTTATTCCATGTAAGTGCATGCACCGCAGATCAAATGACCGGCCATTGAAGGTAACAAAATGATCATATCCGGAAAGTATTTCCCAAAAATCAATCAACAATTTCTTTTCACTGGTGTGGTCAGCTTTTTGAATTGAAAGGCTGCCAGCTCCATTTTCATCACACCATCCAGCGCAACAAATCATATTCATTGCAGGGGAAAGCCCCATGTCAGCGATCTGTTTTATGGTCTTTGCCGCGATATCCTCTTTGATTTTTTCAGGGTCTTTCAAATTTCCCTTAGCTTTGATTTCAGGTAAAAAGTTCAGACAGACTGGGTCAGCAATTGTTTCAAGGTCTATTGCAATAATTTTCTTTTTTTCTTTCATTTAAAATATTCTCCTATGAAAAATGATGATACGCCCATGCGTAACCGAGCATAGCCCCAAGGATGATTTTACAAAAATCCATGGGCAATTGTTTAAAGAATTTAAATTTTGTGATTGACGATTTTGAACTTTTCAAGATTTTTTCCTTTCGGCGGGCTCCCTGCCAGGGTGAACACGGCCTTTTAAGATTATTGGTTATTTAACAACACTCAACAAAAGTTTTTTCCTGATTTCTGAATAGGTCTCATTCCCTGTCAGCCAAAGATAAATTTCAGATCCGGTCTGTTTAGAAATACTGTTGGCTAATTCAAAGCCGCAATTCCTTTTCCCGGATAAAATCTTTGACAAAAAACCTGTGGAAATTTCAAGCTTATCAGCGATCTTTTTCTGACTTGGTTTCTTCTTTTTTTTGCTCTCAAACTTTTTCATAATTTGACTTTATCAAGCTAAAAAAACAATGTCAATAAAAATATTGCCTCAAAGGAAACTTTTTTTATTATTTGACAAATCAATATTTTATACATATAATTTCACCATTCACCCTGCCAGGCGAACACGGCCCCTATGATAAGGAGGCCAGCATGATCAATTCCAACGTGAAAAACCAGGCTGTCACCCCACTTGAGCCTGGTTTTTCTGTTTCTAATACCAATTCGAATTTAGTTAATCAAAAAAACCATCATTGTATCGTTAAATCTTATGCGGCCATTCATCCTGAACAAAATAAGTTGAAAGGATTTAAATTTTCTTCTCCTGGAGAGGTCAATTTGTATGTGGTGAACGGGGTTTCAATGGGAATAATCAAATAAAAAAGGTGTTTAAATAAAGATGGATATTAATTATTTGGAAGCTGTTTATAAAATCCAAGATATAATAAAAAATTTACCAGAAGCCCTTTTGGAAGACAGGGTGGATTTAATAAATGAGGTTAGAACCTTGCTATCAGAAGCAAGTCCCTTTAAATCAGAGCCCATTGACTGTATCCGGTGGGTAAAAGCAGAAACCGTGTCAGCAAACGACTACAACCCAAACAGCGTGGCCCCGCCTGAAATGGAGCTATTACGCCATTCTATAAACCATGATGGGTATACCCAACCGGTCGTTACCTGGAACACTGAAAATGGAATAGAGGTTATTGACGGATTCCATAGAACCAGGGTTTGTAAAGAGTTCGAAGATGTAAGAAAAAGAGTTCATGGGTATTTGCCGGTTGTGTTCGTAAAGGCAGACAATACCGGAAGAATGGACAGAATAGCCTCAACAATTCGCCATAACCGAGCCAGGGGAAAACACCAGGTGGACTCCATGACAGATATAGTTGTTGAACTAAAAAGAAGAAATTGGTCAAATAAAAAAATAGGCAAAGAACTTGGCATGGATCCAGATGAAATATTAAGGCTTTGCCAGGTATCCGGATTGAGCGAAGTTTTTGCAGATCAAGAATTTACGAAATCCTGGGATATTGATTTGATGACAGAAGAAGATATTGATGAAATACTTGATGAAGAAAACATTGATCCAGATAAAGAAAAAAAAGAAGGTAGAATCCTTCACACCTATGAAAAATGGGAATGCCATAAGGCCGGTTTTTATTCAAACAAACCTCCTGGAGAAATGACAAAAGATGATTGTGAAAATAAATATACTGAATTTTTAAAAAACATTCCTCTTTTCGAATTGGTTCTTAAGAAAGTGATATATGAATGGAAAAACTCATGTGAGCATTATCTTTCAAATGACACAATGAATAGGATTGCTTGGCTTGGTCAGGCTTCTTTGTGCTATGAATATGGGATTCCTTCTTGTTTCAGGTCAGGATATTCAAAGCTATCCAAAATCCAACAATTTGAAGCTGATAAAATGGCGTTGAAATATTTGAATATTTGGTTAATGGAAAATGGATATAACGAACTTGATGAAGATATCATAAAAAATAAACCTGTTTCGGATATATACTAATGAGCAAGTTAAAAAAATACTCTCTTGATAAAGATGTTCTTGAGGCAGCCCGGGAAAGAGTTATTTATACGTTCGATAATTTCGAATCAATATACCTTAGCTTTAGTGCCGGGAAAGATAGCAGCGTAATGTTTCATCTTGCT